CGCACACTTACATTAGTGTCTGGAAAGTGTTTACTCTATGCTAGAAGAAATACGTCTACATCAGCTACAGTATAATGGATATTTTAGGACTAGGATTACCAATAACTAAAACACAATATTTTGATGGTCTTAAGGGACCAACTGATATAGGTGGTGATGATATTATATTGTGGTTTGACTGGACAGACAGACCCACAGTAGTTGAATCTACTGGTAATATAGAATCAATTTCTAATAAAGCAACAGTTACACCCTGGTCTACTGCTTATCTTGCATCTATAGGTGGTACTCCTGTATACAGCAACTTAAATGGTCAAAATGGTTTTAATTTTTCTAGTCATCTAGGTGGAGGACAATCTTATCAGTTATATGATTCAGGAGGTAATGCACAATCAGTTAATTATGGTGAAGATTATACAATAGCTGTAGTTCAAGAAAATGATGCTTTTTCAGGTGTTTCAGGAATAACTGGAGGTAGATCTCCTAATGGTTATGCTTTTAGATGGAGCGGTTCTACTTTAATTGGAACAACTTATGCTCAAGGTGGACAAGCTAATGACTCTATTAATCCTGTAGGTACAAGTGAAAATGATTTTGGTTTTTGTTTACAGATTGTTGATAATGTTAATGATCAAATATCAGTTGTATTTAACGGAGATTCAAATACTCCTGGAACTATAACTGGTGATCCTGTTAATACAGTAGGAGCACTTTATGTTGGTAAGGGAAATAATACTTCACAATACTTTACAGGTAAGATTTATGAGTTTATGCTTTTCAAAGGAGTGCTATCACCAGAACAACTAGTTCAACTAAACACATATGTTAAAACAAAATATGACTTTACTTTTTAAACCTATGAGAACAATTATTTTTATATTATTATTTTGCGTTAGTTTAACAACTAATGGGCAAATATTTAGTGATTTCTTTAAGTATTCAACGATTTATACATCAGTTAATGGGAACAACTCAGTAGCTGATCAGACTGTTTATGATATAAAAACAGGGACGTTACTTAACGAAGTAGTAGAGACCCCTTATGATTATACATTAACATTAGGGATTAGAAAGATACAAAGATTTCAATACGAACCACAGTTACCATTTAAAGATGGGACAGAGACATCATATAACGATGCAGCTACTATAGGAAGAGTAAAGAAAGGATTTGAATATTTATTTGAAGTAGATTATGCGAGGCAACAAGGTATTAGGTTTGTTAACCAGAACCATTTCTTAAGGTACAATACAACGAAGTGGATGGCTAAAGTAGAATACTTACAAGATGGATTTGCAGACATAAAATATTTTGAAAGTTCTCAACGAGCAAGGATTAATTCAAAGGGCAAACTCTCTTTTAACGTGGGGGCATGTCAGAGAATCTCAGAGCCCTATGGATTTAATCCGCTTGAGGAGTGGATGTTACCTAACGGGACCTTGCACTATACTCAACTAGCGCTTGATGAAGGTTACACGGTCAACTTTTCTGACCCTGAGAATATAGAGTACTTAAGTCCTTCTGGTAACGTTGTAGCAAATAGCGTAGAAGTGTGGGAAGCAGTGGTTGTTCCTGAAATACTTTCTAACTATGTTGACGCTGAGAGAGCTGAATTACAAAGTCAATGGGTTCATTCTTTGATTATAGGATTTGATTACTATAAATATAACAAAGACATATGGCTGCATGCATGGGGTAACGTACTACCTTATCACTATAATGATGGCGGGCAGTTTTCATATCATAACTTTAATGATGGTAAACAATGGTTGGATTATTCTGCAGGAATGATCTTTGGTTATAAAGTAACAAGAAATCTTGGAGCCTTTGTAGAAGGTAAGTATAATAAATACTGGGACAGAAAGTGGTATAACTTTAAATTTGGTATTAACTACAAAATATTTTAATTATGGCTAAAAAGAAAAAAACAAAAAGTAAAAAAGATGCTTGCTACCATAAAGCTAAGGCTAAGTATAGTGTGTTTCCTAGTGCTTATGCTAGTGGATATATTGCTAAGTGTAGAAAACGTAGAGGTAAAATAAAGTAATGGCAGTAAGAAAAACAAAAGCAGGAGCTAATCTTAAACGTTGGTTTAAAGAGAAGTGGAAAGATGAAAAGGGTAACCCTTGTGGATCTTCTAAAAATAAGAAGACTAAAAAGTGTAGACCTACTAAACGTGTGTCAAAGAAAACACCACGTACATGGGGATCTTTATCTAAGTCACAAAAAGCTAAAGCTGTTGCTGAAAAAAAGAAAGTAGGAATGGGCCGTAGAACTAGCTCTATTAAAAAACGTAAGAAATAATGGCTACTAAAAAGAAAACAGTTAAGAAAAAAACAGTTAAGAAAAAAGGTGCTACTAAAGGTTGTGGTATTAAAAACGGTTGCAAAAGCAAAAAGGGTGGACTAACTGCTAAGGGCCGTAAAATGATTAATAAAAAGACCGGGTCTAATCTTAAGGCTCCTCAACCAGGCGGAGGCCCAAGAAAGAAATCTTTTTGTGCTAGATTTAAAGGTATGAAAGGTCCAATGAAAAAACCAAATGGTAAGCCAACACGTAAAGCGCTTGCTATGAAAAGATGGAAGTGTTAAATGAGTTGGTTAGGACAACATATATGGGGATTTATATCTAGATTTAGAAATAAGATATACATAGAAACTATTGAGACAGGTACATCTGATAAAGTTTTAGTTAGAGAATCAGACGGACTAGTTAAAGAGAAGGATTGCAAGTGCGCTAAAGGTGATGAAGTAAAAGAAGTGAGAGGCACATCTCCAATTCAAGTAGATAATACTGATGTAGAAAAACCTGTAGTATCTGTTACCGCTGCTTCTGGAAGTAGTAGAGGTACAATGACTGCTGCTGATTTTACTAAGTTAGCTGGTGTTGCAACAGGAGCAACAAGAAATGTTGGTGAAGTTAAAGAAGTAAGAGGGACGGCCCCTGTATCTGTAGATGCTACGGATCCAGAGAAACCGGTTGTATCTGTTAATGATGCAAGCAGAACTGCAACAGGGCTGATGACCAAAACAGAATATATAAAACTTCAAAGTATAGCAGCTAATGCAGACGTAACCCCAACATGGGTACCTGCTAAAGATCCAAGTTATCTAACAGCAACTGTTGGATTTAGTGGTACACTTACAGTTTTAGCTGATGTAGTAAAAGGAGTAAATAGTTATCTAGAGATAACAGTTAGAAACGGTTTAATAATATCAACAAAGTCTGTGTTGTCACAGAATGCTAATGGCCCTTCTGTTCCAGCAGCATCAGGCCCAACACCAAAATAAAAAAATAAATTATGCCAGTAATAATAAAACCTGTAATAGGACTAGGAACAAGAGTTATGAAGATCCGTGAATGGACCCCTATTGATAAGTGTGGGCCTAGCGGAGTTTCAGATATGCAACAGGATACAGCAAAGTTTAAAGAAGTTACTTTCTGTAATATTAATAAATCTGGTCCTGTAGTTATACATGTAGGTGTGTTTCAAAGAGGTACTTTTGCTGGGGGAGTTTTAACAACTGAATTAAATCCTCCTGATGTAGCATTGATGCTACAGTATAATACAGAAGTTCCAGTAGGTGCTACCTTTAGTTTAAAAGATTTTTATATAGATAGATTATACTTAGAGTGTGGAGACTCACAAAATGAACCAATAGTTGCTGTATGGGTTTCTTCAGAAAAAGAAACTGAGACAGGGTATTTAGATGTAATACAGAGAAGATAATGTGGAAATTATTTAAAGATAAGAACGATATAAATGAAAAGAATGTAGTTGGGTTTATATCTTTTGCTATAATGGTGCTGTTTGCTATTATAGATTTGGGAACCGCTCTTATGTACCTAGGGTATGTGGGAGGTGGTGAATTAGAAATTAACGACACTATATACAACTCTTTTGTTATGGTAACATTAGGGTGTTTTGGTATTAGTGCATTTGAAAAAATTAAAAAATCTTAAGGTTATGAAAAAATTTATTTGTATTTTATTATGTAAGGTAACGTTTAACAAAGTATGCTTAGGCTGGTGTGGACCAGACTGCTGCTTAAAAAAATAAAATTATGCCAAATAATATGAGAAGGGCGGGTATGAAGTACGGAACAGGTGGTTCTACACGTCCAAACAAAATGCCTTCTTATAGAAAGGGGGGACAAGCTAGTTTACTAACTAAAATATCTAGAGCTCCTAAGAAAAAGAAAGGAATGAAAGGCTGTGGGTGTGGTGGTCAAGTATAATAAATAAAAATAATATGAGTATACTAGGAACTATATTTAGTGGAGGAGCAAAAGATCTTGTTGAAAGTGTTGGTGGTGTCATTGATGGACTCCACACTTCAGACGAAGAGAAGCTGGCCGCTAAACAAAAAATGAAAGAACTTGTAGCTACTTATGAGATAGAGATGGAAAAGCAAATCACTTCAAGGTGGGAAGCTGATATGAAGTCTGACTCATGGCTATCTAAAAACATTAGACCATTAGTATTAGCATTCTTAGTTGTTAGTACCGTGCTATTAATATTTATTGATGCAGGTGTTATCAACTTTGTTGTTGAAGCTAAATGGACTGATTTATTGCAATTAGTATTAATCACGGTGATTGGTGCCTACTTTGGTGGCCGTTCACTAGAAAAAACAAAGAAATAATGGGACAATGTGTATGTGGTAAAACAAAAGCAGAAGACGGTTCTTGTGATGGATCTCACAAGGAAAAGTGTACTAAGTAATGTATACTTATACTATTGAACTTATACGGGTCATTGATGGTGATACTATTGATGCATATATTGACCTGGGCTTTGATGTCAAGGTTAAGAAACGTATAAGATTCATGGGTATAAATACTCCTGAGTCACGAACTAGAGACCTTGAAGAAAAGAAACGGGGCCTAGCTGCAAAAGATAGAGTTAAGTGTTTACTTGAATGCTGCTGTAGAATTGAATTAAAATCCCACGGTGTGGGCAAATACGGCAGGTGTCTTGGTGAAATAACTATAGATACAGAAGGTAAGATTGAAAACTTAAATGAATTGTTAATTGCTGAAGGTCATGCAGTAGCATACTTTGGTGGAAAAAGATAAAGATGAAAAAAATAAATTGGATAAATTCTTGGAGACAAGGAAATAAAAAAGAGATATATGATGTCTCAATTAGATTAGGAAGACTTACATTACTTGAATTGTACTGTAATCCTGGTGTTGAGCATAGATTTATAGTTTTAAACTTTGGGTTTGAGCTGTAAATTTAGTATATTATAATATACTATGGCAACTAAAAGAGATTATAAAAAAGAATACAAGAAGTTTCAGTCCTCTACTAAAGCAAAAAAGGATAGAGCAGCTAGAAACAAATCACGTAGACAAGGTCTCAAGGTTGGTAAAGTACGTAAAGGAGATGGAAAAGATCTTCATCACCCAAGCGGGCCCCGTTCTAAGAAGACAGTTGTTATGTCTGCTTCAAAGAATAGAGGCAAAAAAGAAAAAAGTAGAGTAAAAGGTAGTAAAAGAAACTACCCTAAAACAAGAAAAAAAAGTAAATAATTAAAACACTATAGAAAAATGGCAACAATTACAGCAAGACTTACTTTAACAGGCACTGGTACAACTAGTGACGTGTTAAATATAGATAAAAGCAAAGCGCTTACAGTAACAAATCCAACTGTTCAAGTTGGTACAACAAAATTAACAACAACATATGCAACAACTATTTCTGATTTAGACGGTAGTAAGAATGCTGTAGATACTTATTTGTATATTATGAATACGTCTCCAGGATCTGAAACAGTTCATGTACAAGTTGTAGCAACAGCTACATGTACTGAGTCAGGTACAGCTACAGTAACACAATCTCCTCTAGCTAAATTAGCTAAAGGTGAGTTTGCAATAGTTCCTCTTGAGGCAGGTGCTAAAGTGCAGTTTAAAGGATCTGCTGTTACTGCAGTTATGGAGTACGGCTTCTGGACTAAGGGAGTTTAGTCAAAATCATATATAGTTGCTAAATAATTGATTGCCCAATCATATGCAGCAGCCGGGTGAGTAAATAGTTTTCTTTTTCTTTTTACCCATCCGGTTGTTTTGCGTTCATATACCATGAACTCCCATTTTTTTCTATAGGGTCTACAGCTTACCCATATTCCCCTTTCTAATAAATATTTTATGTCATGTTCTTCCATATTAAAAAATATATCTAATTGTTTTTGTGTCAAAATGATTTGAGTATATTTCCTTAAACATTGCTAGAAGCTTATGCTTCTTTGCTATAGGATACCTCATCACTCCTGATCTGTTTTTAACTTCATCTGAATACTTCATAATCTCACGGGCCTCATCACTAGCTTTAATCATTTGATTAACATGATTAGTAAGTGCTATAACTTCACACTTGTTTTCACCTGCCACTTCTTTAACACGTTTAAATAGCTGATCATAATGCTTAGACCAACCGGGCATAAATATAAGAGGAGAATAATTTAAGTGTACTTCCCATCCTAATTCTTTGAGCCGATTAACATCAGCTATTCGGCTCTCTATCTTCTGCATCTTAGGTTCTAATACATCTGAATAAGCTTGAGGCATAAGGCTTACCCTTACTCTAGGTGGTTTATTAAAATGATTAACATCAAGCTTAAGGAGACCCGGATACTTAGTAGCCATAGTACTATTTAACTGAGGGTGATCATCAAAGCGCTTAAGGTAATCATGTAATGGTTCAGGCATAAACTTTTGCATTAGAACTAAATCTGAATTACAAGCTATGTCTACCATTGTATATACTGGATCTTGTTGGTTAGGAACTTTAGTGTAGCCCGCTTCCCAAGCAAGAACAGAATTAAATATGTCATCAACATTTGTGTTGACGTAAACTCTTTTACCATTATATCTTGCCATATAACAGTAAGTATTTACACAACCCCCCATACATCCGTAGATTATATTGGGAGCTATGCAGTCAGAACTATTATTATTTTGTTTTGTTATTAATGTTTTTGTTTTTTGTTTTTTAATTGCCATGTTCTTTTATTAGTGTATAAGTAATAAACCACCATGCTATAACTATTATTGCAAACACAAGAGTGCTCATAAATTAGTTATAGCCATGATAATTGTTGTTAATATAAGTCCACAAAATCCAATGAATGCTCCAATGTAACTACTTCTTTTTCCTTCCATTGATTCTATTGTTTATGTGACCTTCAATTTGTGATGCGGCATACATGCCAGTAACTATCCCTGTTATATACAGGGTTACTCCTCCAATAATGTAAATTAATTCCATTTTTTATTTAGTTTAGTTAGTTGTTACCCAAAGGGTAGATGTCTTTCCATCAGTCAGTCTTGAATAATCTTGAAGCTTATGAATTACGTAAAATAAAAACCAGTTCAGGGGTCCGTGTTAACGCTGAGGCACACTCTTAACAATAAATTGCAGATTAAACATCATACTAGAAGACATCCTAGTAATAAACTACCTCACTTCAAACACAATCAAAATAGTTTTTGCTGATTAGGATCATCAAGATCCTTGCTTTCTAACTTATGTTGTAAAGCGGCCAATGCTCTCCATGCTACCTTAGCAAGATGTAAACACCCATCATCATGTTCATCAGCCTGTAATAAATGTCTCATTAAAGCATCTAGATGATCCGTGCTCTTGCTTTTATCCCAATGTAAAGGCTCACCCGGATGGTGTTGCTCATTACCTATACGTGATATATTAGATACTTCCTTTAGTGCATCAGGGAAATACTTAACAACTCCTGTATATATAGGAAAATCTTTTCTATTAGGTTTAAGATCATCAATAGAGTAAGGTTTATTAAACTCTAGTCCTGGTGGACATGACATCTTCACGTCCCCAGGTGTTGAGTAATTATATGGATAGTTTCTATATGTATCATAATAATATTTATTATGTCCATTCTTCTTCTTTGTCATAGTGAAAATACATTTGATGAAGAATCATAATCACTTTGCTCATTTTCTGATCTTGCAGCATCTAATTCATCAATAGTTTTACCATCAGGTAGTTCTATTAAATGTTCTTCAGGCATTTGAATATCATCTTCTGGGTTAGTATAGTTATCTTTAGGAGCTACATGAGATGTGCTTAATACTTCTCCTGTCATAAACTCATGAAACTTAGATTGCTTTTTCATCCAGTCTCTTGGGTGAGTTGACTTGAAAGCTTGTGTAACATGGTTGTAAAACATCCACGCTGTGTCAGGATCAACACCATAAGCAAATGATGGTTTTTCCATCTCATTTTTAATAACAGACATTTGTTGACTATCTACAAGTTTTTCTTGCATATATAAACGTCCTGCTAATTCTGCTTGTTCTTTAAGTGATAAAGTTATACCCTGAAAAGCATTCTTATCAGTAATAAGCTGATTAAAGTTTTGCTTTGCCACACTTATTTGACCTGCAATTGATAATGCAATATCTGCATTAGCAGTTCCAGTATGCTTTCTACCAAACGTAGCTATATCTCCATGAACCATTCCATTATTACATACAAATACATAAGCTCCTATGCCGCATTGGAATCTAGTACTCTTATCATATGAATTGGTCCAAGCAAACATCATTCCCATATCAGCATCCTGAGTCATCCCAGGACTACTAATATGATAAATACCTTGTGCTACATTAGCATTATGACTTGCTCTAAAGGTTTGATTATCAACCGTTAAACCATTGACTTTCAATAGTTTCTGTGTGTGATCCATCACTTCTTTATGTGATACCACTGTATACGTCTTACCATGTTGTGGTAAGGATGCATTCTCAAGGAATGCTTTTGTTGTTGTTATTGCTTTTTTATGTCCCATATTGTTACAAATTTATTAAAATAAGTTTAATTGATTACTACTAAATCCTAGAATATTATTGATCTCTTTCTCTATAGCTTGCTGATAATATTTATAGTTAATATCATACTCAGAGAACTTCCCTTTTAGTTCCATATTATTAAACACGGTACTCATCCAGGGGCCTGCTTCTAACTGTATTATACGCCCATCATTCTTGTTAACTTTAATTAACTTGGATCCTGATTTAGTAATATAATATCTGTTAATTTTTTGCAGGTTATCTGACTTAGCTTCACCTTCTTTTACATACTCCGCTTTTACTTGCCAACCATTGTTAGTTTTAGAACCAATACAATAGTCTAGAATATTTGTGTTTTCTTTAAGATACTCTTCAGGTAACTTATTGTTTACAAAATATTCATATATACCTTTTGGTATTACAAGCTTGGATTTGTTTTTATGAAGTGCTAATCCTGTGAATTCAAAACGACCCTTACATTTAACAGGTGAATAATAGAATTTATCCTTCTCTACTTTAAATAAATAGTGAGAATTTTTTCTTTTTATTTCTCTCCATGTAGTTAGGTCTGTCTCAACAGGTTTAAAAATACCAATATAATTATTGACATCTCCAAAGATAAGTCTTTGATATTCATCATGTTCTAAATTTAGTTCAGTTGCCTCTTCCCATTGCTTACATACTTTATAATACTCTTCCTTTGCTGACTCAGGAATAATAGTCTCAATACCGTCAGTGTTTTGCATAATTGCACGTGCTTCTGGTATTGCTTCCATAATCATTTCATAAAGCATCATGAGCGTCAATTGCCCATTGATTGTAATCCGCATTGTGAACTCCGGATCATACAGAAAAGAATTCTTATCATTAGATAAACCATATGTACTATTAAGTATAATTTTATATACATAATTCATAGGATTACTCTTAGGAATCTTTTTTCTTTCTGTAAAGAACCACTCATATAGTTCACAAAACTGTGACTTAGGTAAGTGTGCTGGAGACCAACCATTCTTAATTGCTAGATTAGGATAGAAAGATGTAACATCTGATGACATTATTATCTCTCCTTCTTGAGGCTCATATACACCGGGGCTTGCTGCACCGTGTACTCCTCCTAAACCAAAATCTGTTTTCACTCCCTTATATTTAACACTATACTTAAAGGCCCCTTTTATATTAAGAGGGTCTAATTCTACAGTTTTAAATCTTTCAAGAAGTTTTTGAAACTCTGGTGTTTTAAATGATACATAAGGTAATATAATATCTTGTAACTTAATTACTTTTCTAAACGTTCTCATCTTCTTAAGTTCCCATTTGGGTATGTCTAACTCTTTGCTGAGGTAGTAACCAAACAGTTCCTTGCTGATCCTAGGTTCAGATGCATTAAATAAATTAATATTATATTGTTGTGATAAATCTTTTCTTAATCCTATTAGCGCTTTGGATCTATTATATATTTCTTGAGTTGCTCTTACATCATTGATACAATAATCAATAACCATATCAACTTCTTGTTGAGTAGTTATTTCTGTGTCATGAGCAATAGGCATATCAAGAATATTATTCCAATCCATTGTATACTCTATCCATTTTAGGCTAGATAGTTTTGCCATATTATCCCAATGATTTAACTTGAATACATCTATTTGAGGAATGACCATCTTCCATTCAGGATACTTAGAGAACTCTCTGTTGTTAGATCTTTGAATAGTAGCTTGTGCTTCCTCATATATATGATGAACTAAGTCTTCAGTTGATGCTGCTAGCACAGCCTTCTTCTTATCAAGAAACCAGTGTGTTATCTGTGCATCAAATCCTAAACCATTAAATGATATATGATACTCTTTATTATTTTTATTTTGTTCAAGAAATTCTATAAAAGCTTTTCTATCATCTCTGAATTTATGAATAACAAATGTTTTAGTCTCTTCTGTTTTGTAATGTTTAAATACTCCACAAAAGAAATTACACAATGTTTCATAATCCATTACCCAATGGTTCTTCATATTTTAAATCTTCCCCATTTAGGATCTTGAGCATCCATATCTGCATCAAAATTTGCTCTATCAGCAGCTTTATTATGATGAGCATTGAATAATTTTAAATTTTCATTCTCTTCTTCAATTTCACCACTATATTTCCACAACTGATCTGCAGTCATTTCTATTGGACCGTTATCTTTTTTGTCCTGTTTTGCTTTTATTATCCCTTCTATAAACTTTTTTATATTTTCTTTCATAAGCTTCCATGTTTTTCATTAATTGATTTTGTTGTTCTATTCTACGACCTTCTTCTAGTGCATATCTCCCTAGAAAAAAGGTACCTGCAAGTACTGCTAATAATATTATTGTTGACATTGGTTTAAATTTGAGACCAAAAAAAGGGACCGAAGTCCCTTTCCCTGGATTGGTTAATAAAGAAAACCCTAAACTAAGTTCAGGTTAGTTGCTTTCTCGGAAGAAAGTGCTCTTTTCATTTCCTCCACATCATTCTCAATGATAGGAGCATATTCATATGAATCAGCATTTATTGCAAATCTCTCAATGAAATCCTTGATTTCAGTTTCTTCTACAATATAATACTCAGCATGTGTTTGCATCATAACTCTTTGTTCTTTGGTGTCTTTACCATTTGGTCTTTTACCAATTTTCATTTTGACTTCATCTCCATTGTCATCAATCTTTGGAACAAAGTGATAAGAATTTTTATTAATTCTTGAAATAACAGCAAGTATTTTACTACTTGGGTCAAAAATAACCTCTACATATGGACAATCCACAGTAACAGGTGTTAACTTGAATGTTTTGTATGGTCCCCAGTTTGATGTTGTTAGCAACATATTCTGTCCATACATTGGTTTTGTGTTTCCTTTACTCATTTTAAAATATATTTTGAATTAGAATACAAAGATAACATTTTATTCTTAAAAATAATAGCTTTGTCAGGTTTTTTATATATAAGGTGTTCTTTATCCATATCCGGTTTACTACATAGTTCTCCTACCTCTTGCAGCTGTGATACATCAACATTAAGTTCTTCTGCATATTGATCCATATAGTACTTAGGATATAAAAATTCTTCAACATATCTTGCTATTGCACCTTTCTCACCAAAGAAATTCATAACAGTATCTTTTGTTGACTCAGTGAAATTAGAGTATTTTCCTCTGACCAGGCTTACATAGTCAGAAGCAAAATCACTCATATCAAACACATATAGGTGAACATTCTTATCAAGAGAGACATAATCAAAAAATAATATATTAGAAAACAAAAAGTCATTTTCAAATCTTGACCACTCTTCACTCTTTTTTTGTTCATATAGACAAATAAATTTCTTATCCTTTACGGTGAAATTATCCGCCCAACTTAAAAACGTTTCTACTGGAACAAAATCCACCCCTTTCTTTATACCTAATAAAGGATAGAGGAAGACTTTGCTTTTTTGGAAGTATTCTGTATACATTTATAACACAACTTTATTATTAATAAACTCATACGGTAAATCAAAGTTCATTTCTTCTAAGTGAAACTTACACGCCTTTAATACTTCCATGAGTTGCTTACCCCATGATTGCATTGTAGCTTCACTTACTTCAAAATTATACACTTGATTATACGTATCTACTACTATAAAGTTAAAGTTTATTTTGTAACCTTGTATACCATCTGGTATATTTTTTAATACCAACATTGTATAAACAGCAGCCTGCATCCAATAATTATAATAATCTACAGTGTCAACAAAACTGACGATAGACTTACCTGACGTTTTTATGTCTATGATAGTGATTGCTCTTTTCTTATGGTCTATAATGTATTTATCTACATAACCCTTAAGACCAAACTTAATATCCCTTAGATCACATTCTAGGTATGATTCTGCAAATGATTCAGTTTCATCTAACTCAAAGTCTGTTATAACTGGATCAAGTAAATCCATTATATCTTTCTTTGACTTAACAATCTCTACACGTTCTAATGTTCTGTCATACATATCCTGATCAATGATGTCTTTACCCTCTGATACAAGTAGAAATTTAAAATACTCCTTGTTATCATCCGTGAGTACCTTAGATAATCTCTTTGAGTCATCTTTGATAGACTGATATAAATTCTGATGTTTCAATGCACTAATGATCTCAGGTTCTAAATCTTCTAAGTCCCCAACAGCATTTCCTTTAACTTCATTAAGGACTCTACGCACAGCATCTGATGGTATCTTACCCGGTAGTAATGCAAAATCATTCTTAAAATTATCTGGTTGCAATAATAATAGATGTAACAACCTGCCCTCTATTAGATGCTTTTCTGTTCTTACTTCTCTATCTTTAAGGACATAGTCCTTGTAGAAAAGCTTAGGGGAGAACCTAAGTCTATTCATACTTGAATATGAAAACTTAAATTCTCCTCTGTCATACTTATCTTTAAATATTTGCTCTTTGTCTGTCATATTAAAATGGTAATCCGTCATTTAATTCTAGGGTGCTGGCCTCTTTGACCGCTTGATTAAACCCTACACTCTTTACTTTACTCTTCATATCAGGAGTTAAACTTATAGAACTTCTTTCTATTTTGAATACTTCCTTTGAATTTGCTAGACCTGTAGCATTAAGAACTACTTCTTCAAATACTAAATCTAATACATGCTCCATTGCATTCTTAGTTAAAGCATCATCTTCAACAAGAAGCCTTATAAGATTCTCATACCTAACTGCATTCCCATAGTTATAACTTGTATTGTCATAATATTTCTGAAAAGCTTTTCTTAAACTCTTAAAGTTAACCGTGTTATAAGTTTTGGTATTCTTAAAAGTTTCAAAGTAATGAAAGAATAATATTGCTATATAAGTCTTAGATGTTTCAATGTTACAGTTTGCCAACGTTGTCATTGCTACTGTAATATCTTCTTTGTTACCAGACTTAATCATATCCTTTAACTGAAGATACATTTCATCATCTAATGTAACTGAGTCAGAAGACATTAATTTATTAGCGTCTTCATCTAAGATCCATTTAAAGTTTCCACTAACTATATCTTTAAAGGTTTCAGCATTCTTACTTTCTATAAAAGCTCTACAATCAATTGCGTTGCTATTCTGATTAAAAGAAGTCATCACCGGCTTGAAATATTTTTCAATACAATCAGGATGATAATAATAGTTACCATTTCTAGTATTAATTAAACAGTCATCTTCTAATCCATCAATTACTTTAATTATCTCTAACCAATTGTCAAAAGACGCAGTATTATTCTGAACAACTTCCTTAAACATATCAACAGTTACGTACTCAGAATACCATGTCTCTTTGATTATGTTAGTTAATAAACCATAAGATAATATTCTAACATCAGCTTTGCTAGCATCTCTAATAACTTTTATGTCATTATCAGTACAAAATAAAGATACCTTATCTCTAGATAAATTTAATTTTGGATACCTGTACATAGTTTTAATACCACTAAAGTCATGGACTTGTTGTGATTTTAATTCATCTATCATACTTCTAACATACTTATCCATTCTGTCATAACCACCACCACGGTTACGTTCTGCATCTTTAGCAGTTAAGAATACATCAGGTATGTAATGACCCGGATCTTTTAAGATTATATTTTCTTTTTTTATTTTAGCATGAGCAATTCCTTCATCATCAGAAGGCATTTGCCAGTTTAAATCATAAATTTTTATCAATTTCATTTTATTAATTTTTAATTTTTAAATACTTTTCTCTATACTCTGGTTTAATCTCTACTTTAAATACATACAAATCTCTATTAGATATATAAATATCTGATCTACATTTAGGCTCCATGTATTTAAATCCTACAGGAGTTAATACTCCTAATTCATCATGCTCTTTTATAAAATCTTCAGCACTTAGTCTTTGATACCAGTCAAATCTAATATCATCAACCCAATGACTAAAGTCTTTATTACGTGATGAAATTCTGTAATGACTAATTTCTTGACACATCTTCCAGATCAAATGGTGGTTAATATCAGACTGAATAGTAGGAAGAATCTTAACTAACATCTCTTTGTCATCATCACCGCTATTATACATAGCCACAATAGTTTCTAACAATTCATCTGTTAAAGGTTGCATGTTAGGAGATTCACGTAAGACTCTGTCTTCATCTACTGTCTCAGCACCATTTCTAATCTTCTCTAATATTTCTAATCCCATTCCTGTATATACATAACAATCATATGGAAGAGAATCATATTCAGCATAAGACAAACTACTGTTTAGTTTTTCCCACATACCAGGATCATTTATCACATGCCCCACTTGCTCTTGTTCCATCCAATCATTCATTGCATCACACAGAGGTTCATGAGTTTCAAATTCAGTTATACTATAACCGTTATTTACTTTAAACATGATCTTACGCATTGGAAGATTTTCTGAATGATTAAGATCTTCATATACATTATAGTTAGTAATAAATATATCTGCGTCAGAAACTTTATTAGTTATCTTTATGCTATGTTCACTAAGTTCCTGCTTCATTCTATCTGCAGATATACTTGACCCTGGTAAGATAAATGCTTTCTTACCATTCATATTTCTTAAGGGAGTTTCTTTATCCCCGGTAACCCAATCTTTATGTTTTTCCCATGCGTCTCCACAATCACTTACAATTACTGTAGTACGTTTAGAGCTATCTCTAGAACAGATCATACCATTGATGTCTGTACTAGAGAGCCCTAAATTAGTAACTGTTTGTGTCATAGAACGCACATCTTTGTGCAATTCTTTACTCATATTACTTAAGTGTCATTTTAATAATTTCCGGATTCATCATAAACTTATTAAACTTCTGCTTGTTACCATTAAAGATAGTTCTAACAACTAAATACTTAAGATCATTAGAAAAGTAATCTTTAGTACACAATTTTAATAGTCTATCAGTAATCTTCTGATTAACTGTATTCTCCTTAGAGTATACAACAGCATAGTTAGCAAGTCTTGTTGCTAATGTTGAAGCAATGTCTGCACGGTAAGTATCTTCTTTACCAACACAACTGCTCAACTCTCCTACTATGTATGCCTCATTCTCATGAGTTAACAAGTCTTTTGGTGTAACTAACTTGTCTAACTTATTGTTAATGAATATTGTAAACATAGAAGCAAACTCCTCACCTACACTACCTTCACCAATCATTTGGATTAATGGTAGGTTTTCATCAAAGTTATCAAAGCTAGATATAGCATTAAAGAATGTTGATATAGATCTAGCATTAGTCTCTTGAGTTACTAACTCAGGATGCATTAATAAGAAGTTAATACATCTAGTGTCTATACCTTCTTCTTCTGCCCAACGAGCCCATACATCTACATCAAACTTTAGATTAGCTGTAATGTATCTTGTCTTCTGTGCTGAGTCAATACTATTAACCATGTAATCACCGTTATCAGGATTAGCTGTCAAGATGATGTGCCAATCTTCTGGTAAAGTCCATGAGATGTAAGTCTGACGGTCTACTAACTCCATAACTGCTTGGATGAATCTTGTATCTGCACGATTCCAGTCATCAAGTAAAAGGATACCACCTTTCTTTCTTCCTGCTATCCATTCAGGTGCACAGTAAGACATACGGTTTGCACCGGTCATCTTCCATCCACTCTTAAGATATTCAGATACAGCTAACTCATCAACCCACTGACCAACTTTCTTAGTAGTAGTTTTATTTGCTAGCTTAAGTAGATCATCAGTTGCAGCGCCAGTTCTACCATAGTTTACATCATCACCCTTAACAGGTACTTGCTTCTCTTTATACATTTGGAATTGTCTAGTAGGAAAACCTACAAGGTCACCCAACTCTTCTATCTGTGCTAAGTTTAACTTAACAAAATCTAGATCATGTTCCTTAGCCATATCCATGATAGATGTTGTCTTACCAATACCGGACTCACCAACAACTTCAATTGCTACTGGTTTCTTTCCTTGCTTCTGTAAGAATCTGTTATTATCTACTACGTGATTTACAAATCCTTTTAGTTCATCAATGTTTAAATTTACTTGTGCCATAATTTCTTTTATTTATTAATTTGAATTTTGAGTCCTGGTAAGTCTTCATTTATACTACAACGAGAACTGTGTACCCAAAGAGCATTCTTTGGACAGTCTTCTGGAGTATATGCTTCACCATCTGTTAAATATATTAGAGCAGTGTAATGCCCCTTTTCATTGTAATGATCTATTACAGGTTGGAAGCTTGTGCCTCCTCTACCTTTGATCTCCCAATCCTTTCTTGGATTGAATTCCTCTACGGAATTTATACTTGTGTCACACTGTACTACTGTAATTTTGTGACCCGTTTTATGCATGTGTGTAAGCTCATTCATGAACTCTTTAAGTTCATCATTAGATACAGATCCGCTTGTGTCAACACCAACACAGATATGATTCTTGTATTTAATCTTAAGCCCTGGACTACCAGTATACCTTTTATTATATTTACGCCTAAGTTTCTTAGTGTATATAATACTAGAATTACCAACAAATCTTCTTAAGTATTGCTTCCACGGAAATGCTGGTTGTTCTATTTCATTTAACTTCCTTATTATCTCTGCTAATTCACCAGGTATTGAACCACATCTTTTTTCAGTAGCTTCAGCAGTTTCTTTTAACTGATGTTCAATTTGTTTTTGAACTAACTTCTTATCAGCTTCAGATAATTCTTCAAACTCATCCCATGTAGGATGACAATAAGGACTAGCCCCATCCATATTACCTAATATGTTATCTAGTGTAGGAGACGTACCATCTTGTTGTGCTCCCTTTAGAAGATCATAATACACCTTAGTACCTGCTCTTGTTGGAAGATTTAATTCAGAAAATGTTTCTAATGTTAGACCACCTTCTGGAAGATAATCATGATCAATATACTGATTGATCTCTATGTCTGCGGCTACATTAAACAATCTCATATCATCAAACTTATCTCTTATTAACAAATGCCCAAAAGACACATGTAATATCTCATGCTTTAATAAACCAATCTGTTGTTTTTCATTTAGTCCATCAAAGAATTCTGGATTAATTGCTAGCTGCACACCCATTCCATTCTTGCTCACACCTGCAGTGGGCAAATCATTTCTATATTTCTTGTTCATTCCAACGAGAAACAAACCATAGAATGGTTCCTTAAACATCAGTGACTTACAAGCTTTAGATACTTTATCTACTATTTTTTGTATGTTAATAGTTGTATTCATCTTTTAGTCTTTCAAATATTAAACGTTCATTATTATTATTTACTAATTTTTCAAAGTGATTTAACCTAAATCTCCAGTTGTACTTGATCTCATCAAATCCAATACCCTTCATAAAGTCTATTCTCTTGGTTCCACCAAAAGATTTAATCATTAGTAAATCCAGGACATGTGTCCTATTGTGATTTTTATATAATTCTAAACCCATAAAAAAATCCTCCGGGTTGGAGGATCTCATCATTTCTATAAGCTTATCATATACTTCTACATTTAGCTCGGCCATATTACTATTATATTATCATTCATCTTTTAATTTATTTAACTGTTCTTCAATTTCAATCCAGACCCCTGGATTTTCTTTATCATATTCATATGTTTCAAACTTTGGTATTATAAATTCACAGTTATCATCTTCAATCCAATCATGTTTAACCATATCATCTTGTACAGTTTGACATGGATTAATGTAATCAAACTTATGGCGGCTACCCCTAACAAACTTAAAGGTTATAGTAAGAGGGAATTCATACTTAGCAATCTCATATTTAAACTGAGGTGCTATTCTTATATAATCTCCTTTAGTGTCTGTTCTATACTTCATAACAGTTTTACTTGCTATAAAGTATTTTCCTGTCCACCTTCTACTATTCTTTGAGCTTGGTACATTACCCGGTATCCACCATTTCATATGCTTGATTTTATTAAGTTAAACAACTTAGGCTTAACTGCTTCGGCCCCATACTTTTTAACTGCATCTGATATATCTTTTTCAGATTTAATATATATACCATCTATATTATATACACGTTTGTATGTCTCCATTGCAGTGTGACCTGCTTCATCATTATCAAACAAAGATAATACTTTTTTATAATTCTGCTTAAGATTATGAATGATATGTGGCTTGATGATAGTGTTCTCACTATGTGGAGCTATAAACTCTAGATTAAAACCAAAAGAACTAAGACACATTCCATCCTTAAGAGATGACACTATGACTAAGTAATCTTTCTTATAAGTTAATTGGTCAAGTCCTTGAAGATGTTCTAACACTTTGGTAAATTTATTTTTCTTGCTATGAGGTTGATATATCTTATAGCATTTACTTGACGTGTCAAAGTATCCATAGATCCCTTGCTTTTGTATCTTGATTTTTTCAATACCTGATTCAGAATCTTTTACCATAGTAAAATAATCTAATGGTAGTACTAAATGTTTAGCTAACATTGATGCACCTATATTAAACTGTAACCAAAACTCTGCGTCTTGATCATTCCAGTCTCTTGTTATTGTAGCATCTAATTTAAATTTTGGAGCAGGTACAAATTCTTCTGAATCAAATATACCACCATCCATTACCCATTTATTATAGTCTTCAACTATTCTAAACAAAGCCTTGGAATAATTCAGGTCAAATAATTCTTGTACTAGATCAACTTTACTTCCTTGTTTACCTGTAGAAAAATCTTTAAACTTATATTCATTCTTATATGGACATAAATAGATACACATACTTGGAGTACGTTCATTAGGATTAAACACAGACTTAATCTTTAAATCCTGACCGGCTAACCTTTCAGGTAAAGTTAAGTAGTATTCAAATACCCATGCACTATTCACATCATTTTTATTATCAGCAAATCCTTTTGTAGTAAACATAGTATTAATATTAAAAAGTTAGGGGGCTGTGATCACAAATAGATCCCCATTTAATTTTCCTCTGATGGAAAAACCCCTTACTTTTATTGTTTATTAAAGATCAAAGTCAGATCCTGCAGAACCATTCATAGCTGGTTCAAAGTTACTATTAGATGATGGAGCAGATCCTCCGTCTTTCTTAACTAACTTACGTACATGAACTTTCTCATCAAAAGAAATTAATCTACTGTTGTTAATCTCAACATCAGTTGACTCAGCAGGGATACCATCCTTTGATAACTTAGGTAAATATAAATCATTGTTTATATAACCTTCTTTGTTCTCCCATTCTCTTGATCCTAAGCATACATTAAAGAATGTACCTGAGAATAATTTGCTTGCTGCAGATACAAAGTCCTCAATTGTTTGAGCTTCTACTGCATCTAGTTCACTTCTCTTGTTCATTACTTCACTTAAGAAAATCATAGACTTAAGAACTTCTTGATCTCTATCAATCTCTCTACCACTTGGTAAAGTTGTAGACTTATATGGATAAGGAGTCATTCTAACTCTACCAATTTGTCCTTCATATCTACCTGCAGACTCATTATCTTTATCTCTAAAGAATCCTTCAAAGTCTCCACTAACTGGTTCAGTTTCTACATGTAGCATTACATTGTATGCTTCAGAGTCATAAGGAGTTTGCTCAAATGTTATTGAGTTTATTCTTACTACGTTATTTCCTGGTCCCATTAAAGGTCTTACTTTACCGGCACCTACTTGCATGTCTTTTGTATTTAACATCTTTTCTTTTTTTAAAATTAATAATTATTTTTCATACTCTGCTATACAGTCTTTAACTAACTGTAGATCATTTTCTATAAAGGAATCTTTAAACATTCCCATTGGAGATTTACATGTGTTCTCTCCATTATTTACGGTATCAAATCCATACTCTAAACCATCTTCATCTTTCTTAACACGGCCAAATAGAACTATAGAAAATAAACCTTCTAACGTTAAGGTGTTGTCAATCATCTTACCAATTGTTTTAGCCTTAACTTTTCTGTGTCCATTAACATCTGTTGAATCCTCTGAGTGAGTTAAGAAAAAGATAGTTAAGTCATCTCTCATATCTTTAGGCATCTTAGCAACCTGTGCTAAGTTAGCTGCAATCTGAGTAAACTTATCATAACCTTTCTCATTGGCTCTGTCAAAGTATTCAAAGCTGGACATATACTGCCAGTCATCAACAACTAATGTCTTGATGTTAGGCATTTTATCATTAACATGATTCATTGCTTTAATAATACCAGCCGCTGAAGATGCTGAAGTCATATTACCTTTTGGATTATCTTTAGAAATGTTTTTGTAATTTCCTTTCCAACCTTTAAACGGTAGTGGTTTATTAGCAATGTTAATAATGAAAGTCTCTTTTGGATCTAATTTTCTGATTGAGGTAGACTTTCCTGTACCTGAATCTGCAATAACTAATACGCTTTGTGCCATTTATTTACTTAATTTTTGGTTAATACTTAATAGTGCTTTTTCTATTCCTTTTAATACATCTACAATGTCTCTCTCTGACTCAGGATTTTTTATATTAATATCCCGTGTTGTTAAGTTAGTCACTGCTTCTTCTAATGTTTCTTCCTTATTAGATCTAGAATTTATATCATTGATTACTTTTAATTCACCAATAGGAATGATATGTCTTTCATGTCCTGACTTTGATGTAACTAATTCATACTCTTCAGCCCAATGAGGATTGTGTTTTAATAAATACAATGTTCTCTTTAGATCTTCAGACTCATAAGCAATGCTTACAAATTCAGTATATATATCTTCCCCCTTTTGTAATTCACTAGGGAAAAATGATACATGCTTTTCATCCTTACCAGGTGGCCTGTATGCCATCTTAGGAATATATAATGGATGTTGTAACTTCTTACCTTCAAAATAAGGCTTATGTTCTTCATACAACTCCAATACTTTTTTCTTTCTTTCAGCTGGTGTCATTTAATTAATTTTTATTTATACTTGTCTACGTGGAGCTTGAGCTGGTGTGTCCATCTCTAAGATTTCCATTCTTTCAAATGCTGCTTTGAAGAATGACATACGTGCATCACCATTCCTTGCCTTAAGGAAATGTAATACTAAAGTTTTGTCATCATCAATAACATATCTATCTGGTCCATAATATTTAATCTTCTGCTTAGCTGGCCGGTTAATACCTATTAAAGTATCAGCATGCTGTAGCATTGCATCAGATCCAAATATGTCTGACTCAAGAATATAGTTACCATACTTACCATCAACGGCCCTATCTGGGTTATCAATGTTTCTATTAAGCTGAGACAGTGCTATAAATAAACACGGATATTCACGCTTAACTTGTGTAAAGAATTCACCTAATTCAAATAACATATCTAATCTATTGTTCTGATAAGGTGCTCTCTTAACTAGTATAGTATGGTCCAAAGTTATTATAGTCTTCTGTCCTTTATGTTCATTCATATACATGTCAACCTGCTCACGCATTTGATTAACAGTCATAGGTACTGATACTATATCTACAGGAAACTTAACTCTATCCTTAGCATATAGATGACATCTATTAAATGTTTCAGAATCTAATGTACTACCTGCACTACACAATTGTTTATATGTTTGACCAGTAAGTGATGAGAACTCTCTAATTGCTGAGGTTCTACCTACCATTTCAAACTGAAACTCTAATACTCTGAACTCATCCTCTGGATTAAGTATAAATGATTCTCTAATGATCTGATCTTTTATTAATGTCTTACCTGAACCAGGTCTTCCACCAATAACAGTGAGTGTATTCCACTCTAATCCATCTGTTACAGCATCATTGAACTTAGGCCACGGTGTATATATGGATTTCTCCTTGCCTGATTGTCTATCAAGCATATATCTAAGTGCTTCTTGGAAGGCGGTATGTTGGCCATTCCACATTGGTTTATTACTCATACAACGTTTTCACTAAAATGATTATTATCTTCTTCCTCTACTCCATCTCTGATCATATCACAATAGTCTGCAAGTTGTGATTGTTTAACCTTACTTTGATCTGCTTTGGATATAAAGTATTGACTAGTCTGCATATAAAGATAATCTTTCTGTGCATACTCATTAACATATCTTCTTGTAGCATCAATAACTTCGTCCCATGTGTAGTCATAGTTCTCAAAGAACCATCTAAAATTATTTATTAATGTCTTCACATTAACTCTGGCCGGTTTACCATGTGGTAATTTACCTGCAGGAAATAGTTCTCTATACTCCTCAACCTTTTCTGTATACTCTTTACCCATTAGATGGATATTAGTTTTCTTTTTAGCTTTAGTAAAGTAAGCATCATATTTTACTATGATGTCTCTACCTTTCTTAGTAATGTCAACAGATTTACCTTGTTCATAATTAACAAACTTCTGTTCAACTAACCCTCTTATTTCTAGATGAGGGTTAATTGTTTCAATACTAGTACCATTATCAACTGCATAAAGAAGCAACAGCTGATTTGGTGTTAGCTTGTCTATTAACATTTCCTGTAGTAGTTCCCACATATTCTTTTATATATTTTTTAAAGTGATTAAACATTGAGTTGAATTGTGAATCATTAATTTCTATGTAGTTTTCTATAGTTTTTATACTATGAATAACTGTAGCATGATTCTGTATTAAGAACCTACCTATACCTATCTTACTGTATCCATACTTGTAAGCAACATAAGAGAATAACTGTTTCCAAGCTACTATTTCTTTTGTCTTTCTTTTAACTCCTTGTAATGTTTTAAATTGTATTAATTCATCACAGTGAGTATGCATTGCAGGAATAAATAATAGTTCAATGTCTTTAAGAGTAAGTCTCTCAGTATCATTTACATAAGATATTGTACTTTTAATTCCTCCAACTTGAATGTTGACAGGGTACTGATGTTTAGATTCAAATGTTTCTATAAAGTTGGCTACATCTTTAGCCATCTCTGGTGTCAAAATACTATTGTCCATATTGGTTTTTTTGGGTTAGCAAATATACAAAATTAATTGTATTTTATTTAGATTTTTTTCCTATATTTGTACCATAAAATAATATATTATGAGTGACGAACAAGAATTAAAATCCTTTAAAAATAAGGTAAAAGAGATGATTGAACTTAGTGAACAATTACCTCAAGATGTTTTCTCAGCAGTACCTGATGAAGACACTGTTGATATTAAAATTTCAGGTGCATTTAGTAGAGCAGTTGGTAAAGCGTTAGAGTATATACTAACTTCAATTGATCCACTAGAAGCAACAAGAGCATTAGAATTTATCAAGGCAGACTACAAAGATGTAGATACTACTCTTGTAAAAGACTATGATGTTGCTATTTGGGTTCTATTGAATATCCAAAATGAATTTAATGCACAAGCGGGCCTTCAAAAGAAGACTAGAATATATGACAGAGAAGCCTTTATGGGTGCTTTAATGTCTAAAGATCCAGATCAAATCAATCCATTAACGGATGATGAGATAGCTGAGCGTGTTATAGCAAATCAAAAAGAGATTGATGATAAGCTAAAAGCAGAAAAGAAGAAGAAGAAAAAAACCACTAAGAAAAAGAAGAAAGACTAACGTAAGTTAGATCCACAAAAATCTCCTAGTGCAATTGCTGCTTGTATGGCAGCATTCAGTTCATCTGTATCACAATCTGCAAAAGACTTACATACTTCCCCTATACATAGGCCGGCTTTGTCCTTTATTTCTTCTTTTAAAGGTTCAAAGTCCATGCCTGTGTCATTAGCTAATTGTCTAATCATTGCATGAATTCTTTTCATTTGTGCATATGTTGCATCCTTACCTTGTACTTCAAGTGTTATGTTAATCTTGGTGCCATCAGGTAAAGAATCTAACATTTCATTATACTCCGTTTCTTTTATAGATAGGGAATGTTTCCACTCCCCATCTGTTTTTATTAGTATACTATTAAATAATCCTTTCATATTGTTTTTATTATATGAGTTCCAGGTTGTTCATCACCTGGATCACTCATTATTATTTTAATAATCATCTCTGTACATGTCAGGATCTGGTTCATCATTTTCTATTTCTTCTTTGATAGTTTCTAAAACTTCTTCAAAGTCTATGTCAAAATCTAAGATGCCTAATACATCAACGTTAACCATATTATTATTCTTGTCAGGTAAAGTCATTAATACCTTTTCTATATTTATAGATAAGTCTGACCCAGGATGATCACGTGTTTCTCTTTCACCTGGTTCATATGTACAATGGAATTCTAAATCAGATCCATCCCAGTCTATGTTTGTAATCCAATTATAACTAGGCATATCTTAATGTGTTTACATCTACTAATACAAATTTTTGTCCACAATCTTGACAATCTACATCATTAGGAGAGTTATATAATAGTTTTGATTTATTACAATTAGGACACGGTACTTGTATGTACGTATCTTTATTTTGTATTGATGCCGCATAAGCTTGTACATATGCTCTTGGACACCCATCATATTGTTCTTCTTGCATTTGCATGAAGATTTCTTTCATTCTACCCATAATTTAATTGTTTGTTAGTTGGTTCAAAATATTTAATTTTATCATCTGAGAATTCAGCTAATGCTTTCTTAACCCATTGTTCATCAACGGTATTCTTATAACATAATATATGACACATTGCTGTCTCATCAGGATTAAGTCTTAGTAATCTACCTATTCTTTGTGCTGATTTCCTTTCATTACCATATGCATGCATAATAACACCGCTACGTAGGCCAGGAATAGAAACCCCTTCACTAAGCTGAAGGACACATGAAAGTTTATCAATTGTTCCATTACTAAATAGTTCTAAATTCTCATTGCTATTCTTATTCTTTGAATGATAGCTGTAATCACAGATTCTATCCGCTTGTTTTTGAGTATTTGCAAAGATAATACATTTGTCCTTAATTATCTTAAGTAATTGTTTTGTATAATTCTCTTTGGTTGGATACTCCATCATTGCTTTCATTCTCATTATGGCAGCTAATTGCTTTTGCTTACCAAATGGAGACTCTTCAATTCTACCTGAAGTGTACTCATAGTCTTTTACTTCAGATGTATACCAGGTACCACCATCCTTTCTTTTCTTAGGAAGGTTATTATAGTTAGAGAGAGGTAACATATGTACAATGATCCTATAATCATTAAGAATGTTACTATCTGCTGCCTGATCTACATCAAAGTTATATACTATTGGGCAGTATCTATTTACCATTTCTTCTTTTTCCCCACTCACTGGTGGTGTACCGGTTAAACCAAGGATTTTACCTGTGTATGCATCAAGAAAATCTCTATGCCCGGTAAGAAGACTATGACACTCATCTAAGTATACTATATCATACTCTGTAGGCTTATGCTTATTAAGAGAAAGATAGGTAGTAAACTTAATATGGTCAAGTAAGTGAGTGCAGTTAAGTTCAGCACACTCAGTACGCCATGACTCAAATATACTTTTTTTAGGTGCAACCACAAGGAATGAAGAGAAGGCATGATAGTGATTCATCATATGTTGCAATGCAATCCTTGTCTTACCAACCCCCATAGATATACCCAGACCACATCTACTATGTTGAGATATAATCTCTAATGCTTTGTCTTGTACTTGGTCTCTACTCATAACTCATACTTATAATTAACTTTACCATAATCTGCAGATTTTAAATATCTTATAGTTCCCATGGCATGTACTAATACTTCAATGATATGTTGCTTATCCATCTTCATTAGTTGATGCGCATCTACACCAGTATACTTATCTACATTATTATAGTCTCTAGCTTGAGCTATCTCTTTATTCAATACCTCTTTGTATTCTATTTGATTTACAAAGGCCTGTGCTGCATTATCTAATTTGCTCATATGTTATATTATTTTTTTTCATTATATATTCTAGTTTCTTTCTTAGTGCACTCTTTGATGCTCTTGTTGATGCCCACGGAGAGTTACCTTTAAGTATACTGTCTCCTGTAGTACTATTCCCTTCTATTTTATTAATAGTTGTCATTAGGTTTTTACAAACCTCAATTGTCTTGTCAGTCATAATATGTTTTTTATTTGTCAGTAAATCCCATCTCTGTTGATTCAACAGGATGCTCCTCTATCCACATGTGACAGCTCCTACACACTGATAACCAAGTAGTTGGGTCATTTAAATATTTCCCTCTACCTTTCTTATGATGTACATCAGTAGATTGTAGGTTACAGTTGTGTAGTGATGCTTGACACAATGGATTCTTCTCTAAGAATACTCTTCTTAGTTTGGTGTAAATAGTAAGTTGAACAGACATCTTAGAAGAAACTTTCTTTATTGGTTTTGTATTCTTTTTCAACACCGGTTTAGTTTTGATAGAGTTTACTTTATCCTTTATTCTATGCCAACATGGCTTACAATAACGGTTACCAGAATGATTCTTCCAGATGTACTGTTCAGACTTACAGCCTACACACAATTTCTTTTTTGCCTTCATCTAACTGCTAGATAATTTTGTGGCAAAAGTCCTTCAGATATAAACTTGATGATTAAATCCTCATATGTTATATCTAATTGTTTCAATGACATTTTGTTAATGAACTTGTCATCAGTATTATTAACATCTTCATTAAGGAAGTGTTTAGCTAAAGGACTATGGTCAAATATTTTAAATATTTCATTGGCTCTCTTGTTACATATAACTTGTTTCCAAGAATTTATAACTTGTTGTGAGCGTCTCCATACTCTCTTTATCCTTCTCTTTTTATCCCAGTGCATTTTTTCTAATTCATCTGCTGTGTAGACATTTAAACCGTGTAGCACTCTTTTAAAAAGGAAGTGTTGTCTTTGTGACAACTGGCTGTATACTATTTGTTGTGTAAGATCTTTTGTTAATGTTTGATATTCACTCAGTATACCTAGGTAACTTAATTTATTTACTAATCTCTGTTGGTTCAGCGTAGCTAGCTGATCTTTGGTTAATTGCATTTTATTATTTTATTTAAATTATTACTATACTAGATATAAAAAAGAAAGAGAGTAACCAGGTTATGACAACTGATTACTCTCAATCTATAGTAGCTATGTTATAGGTTAGCTAAGCCTTAGTTCTCAAAGTGTGAAAACATTTGGATCATCTTCTGATGTTAATACGATCTCTTCTTGTTCAGATACCATATCATCTATGATGTCTTCTTTAAAAGTATCATTAGCAATTTCAGTAGCTACATCTTCTACTGTCTTCTCATCAGTCTCATCCTCATCTGGATCAGCTGGTGTATTTAATACTTCAGCTTCAACTTCAGCAATGGCATCCTCTAAATCAATTTGATTCTCATCTACCTCATCTTCAGTTTCTTCTGAGTCAGTAACTTTAACATTTTGTAAATCTTCTAATGTTGATGCATTAGCTGCGTTAGCTTCTCTAATTGCTTGACCGTTGTTATGTGCAATTAAAGTATCTTCTAACATTCCTGTTGCATCATACTTAGTAACCCTGTATATTGGCTGTCCATCAAGACAACATACTATATCAGTCTTACCTGCCATCTTAAGGTTTCTTTCTTCACCATCAAATGACTCTTGTACAACTATGTTACCTGGTAACTTCTTGTACTTCTTTATACCTGAAGCAATTAACTCTTCAGTCTTACCGTGGATTAATGTTGAAATTGTTTTTACGTTGATCCAACCATTACTAATCATGGTCTTCTCTTGTGTTAATCTAACGTGAGCATATTCTGCATTTCTTTTAGATACTCTGATTGTGTTACCCATGTCATCTTTGACAATAGTAACTGGTTTGTTTTTAAAATTCATTGGTTTTAATTTATTTAAACACTCTGTTAATTATTATATGTCTTCTTTGCTTTGGTCATAATGTTCCCGTAACTTTTCTTCATCAGTAACATTGTGTAATGCATAAGGATCTTTTACCTTTGCTTGCTTTTTTGTTTTACTGGAGAATGGTTTGTACCATGGATTATTAATTTCCATTAATTGTGAAGGACTAAGACACTCAAGGTCCCTCAACTCCTCATCAGTCATATCTAAATATGCTTCTGTGGATATTTCTATTGTGTGGCCGTTGGCTAGTTGGTATAACATTTTATTTTTATTTTTTATTCACAAAAATAATAATACTATGTCACGTAGTAACTAACCTTGACTCACAATTTTTAAAATTTATAGTAGTATTATAGCTATCTCTCTTCCAGCTTCTGCATATTGCTGTATAATAAGCTTGATATAATACTATTTACAGGTAAAATATCTATATAATCTACTTGATTATCACGTATTTTTAATTTTAAATCATCAGTAACACCGTATGATTCAACATTAAAGGTAGTATCATAGGAACAAAATGCTCCATATCCACTACTATCTTTTATTTTACCTAAGAATAATGTTTCATTATTAAGTTTAAATGCATAACCTTTATCAAGTAGTACATCTAACTCACCTAAATCTTTAATCTTCCAATCCTTTTTAATCTTATACAAGATAAAGTCTTGCTCATTAAGTATAAGAGGTTGAGGTTGATTAATAACTAAATGTAATATTAAGTTTATATATGACTCACCACTTTTTAACATTAAATTAGAAACATAGTCTTTAATGTGATCAGGTACGTTATTGTTTAATACCTGATCACATATTAGTTTCTTAATTACATCTTCATGAACTTCCATTATACTGCTACCTCCTGTAATCTATCAACAATCATCTCTTTTGTTTCATCAGATGTATGATCAGCATTCATTATCTCACGAAATACTGCCAAGACTGCTGCTAGTTTACCATTACTGGTTTGTATCATGTTCTCTAAAGATACTAATTCTTCTACTTGTCTAGATAATCTGTTCTCCATAGACTGTATAAGCTTTGGTAACTTAAGTTCTTTGTCTTCATTATATCCTTTGACTAATTTATCATGTAATTCAGTCATAGGTTTTATAGCTGGTGGCACTTGTGGCCCGTCTATAAGTTGGAATTCTTTCATAAATTTAAATCTTTTAGTGTTAAGTTAATTACATATGCATGTCTATCATAACATACATTCTCTGATTTTCCTGCTTTGTCTAAGATTATACTTTGGTTTTCCTTCAAATGATTCAATATAAAAGAGGTAATCTTTGACATTCTTTTGACATCATCAATGTTATCCCAGTTATTCTTAAAATTTATACCTGGCTTATTATACTTTATATCAATAGTAGTAGTAACATCACCCCATTCTTGTATTCTCATCTGAACATCAACAATATCAACATCCTTATGGTTGTATTCATTGAACAATTTATATGGTAAGTTTAAAACTAAACCATTGCCAGTTACTACAATACTTGGAGTATTACCATACTTAGCATCAAACATAAGGATAAGATCTTTTACCCACTTACCTCTTTTAGAATGGATGAAGTAACTTATATCAGTTATGTCTGTAACTTTGTTGTATCTCTGTACAACACTGTTCATATAATAACTGTTTGCTACTGTAATATCATTAGTGTTTGACCATATATTTAATGTATTACCTTTAAATATATTTCTACCTCTAACAATGTTAGTTGGTTTCTTCATCCCATGTTCCATGCTTGGGTTTACGTCTGTAGTCTTTGTTAGACTTGTGAGCTTTTGTTTTATACGGTTCATAACCGAGTTCAAGGTCCACTTTCCGTTTAATACTTCTCTTCTGTTGCTTAGATAATTTTCTTCCATTTTTTTTCATTTTATTAATTTGCTATTTGATTAAACAATTGCTATATATACTAAGATAATTACGAATAATAAATATATCATTGGTATAAGCCAAGTTATATGTTTTTTATACTTGTGTACAAGGTGCATTAATCTTTCCATCATCTTATAATTGTTGTATCCTGTGTCTCAGGATTAATTTGATATTCTATTTCTTGGTAGTAATACAAAGATACATTGAATCTATTTGGATCAGATGGATGATATAATGTATCCATATGCCATCCAGTTCTTGTATCATCTTCATGATTTATTGTATCACTGCTTACTACTATGTGTGTGCACATACTTATAGTAAATACTAAACATATAAGTATTGCCCATGATTTTGTTGATCTTGGTTTCATCTTATTTAATTTTTTAAAGGTGACTAACATTATTCTTTTATGGGCACACGAACTCAGAACCTATTTACCCATTACGGTGGAGATTTAATTTTACCTGAGTTATTGTGTGTTATTCCCACCCTAGCCTAGACTAGGATTGACCTTAATATTTTTAATATTGCGGTTATGTATATGCTCATCCTATAGAGAGAGAAGAGACTATATATGTTATTGTAGTACTATAGTGTAGTACTAGATAGTTTGTACCACTAATAACAGTCATGATAGCTATATTATTAATATGTACTATGTAAACAGTCATGTGGTAAAAAGTGGAGAATAATGGTAAATGAGACCACATCCTCACACTTTTACACACATAAAATGTTTTTTTCCTAACTTTTTCTTAGGTTTTCTTGGAATTGCAGGACAAATGACACAAATATCACAAGTAAGTATGCATGATAGTGATTTATCCTAGAAGAAACACCAACTCAAGTCAGTGTTTTCTCTCTGGAACCTACGCAGTAGGTAGTCCAGCCCAGTAACAGTTAGTAACAGGCTTGGCTGTTTTACGGTTGATTACTGGTTTAGCTGGCGTTAAAGACCCATCTTCTTGTTCTTCAACAAGTACGTCTAGTGTGAAGGTGTCACCAACTTTAGGCAAGTCTTTAGGCTTGGCCTTTGTAACATCCATTGGTACAAAGTAGTTGTGACCGAAGTTTGGTAGAAGTGAGAAGCCTCTGGCTTTTATCTTCCCAAACTGCATTACAGTGTCACCGGTATTACTACCACGGTTGTCACGTAACTTAGTAACTCTTTCCACGTCAGCTGCTGTGCAATGATTTTCACAGAAGATGACTGCTTTCTTTGATTTAGCTACTGATTTGAAGTGTAGCTCTTTCTGAACTTTGATTAGATTTCCCATTTTTGTTTAATTTTTAAGGGTTAATTACTCCCTGTCTCCACAGTATTCTTTACCGGGGTACAACAGGTTCAGAACAAAGTTGGGGAGCCGCAGTGTAGGACCCAACTAAATTGCCATGCACACAATTTTTATAATTACTGGATATGTGTTAAAGTGTAGGGGGGTTTGCTAGGAATATTTTTATTATTTTTGTATATTATAGTATAGCATTTTTAATATGTCAAGAAAATTAAAAAATAAGAGTAAGAAAATATTACCAAAGGCTCAGTCAGGAAGATTTTTAATTGGGTCAAATTCTCCTAGGTTTGTGCCTCCTAAAATAAGACCTAATTTTGTTCGGTCACTTAGGAATTATTATCCTAACCTTGACATTAGGGGAATAGGTACTCAACCTAATTTGTTTAGTGGAATTAATGAGTTAGGTATGCCTACAAGTAATTTTGCTAATCTTACAGATTATGAGAAAACAGCATTAGGAAGATTCAACATAGGAGAATATCAACCAGTTGATTCTAGGTTTAATAATCTTGTACAAAACTACCAGCATCTTAATACTGATAAGAATCTAGCTATAGACATGGCAAACATGGCGGTGGATTTTAGTCAAACTAGTCCTGGATCGTATTTTGAAGTATTAACAAAAGGAGAGCCGTCTTCTTTTATGTCTGAAATATTTAGAGATCCTAATATTAATGTTTTTAACGCAAGGAATCCAATAGTTAATGATGGAACGTATGATTATAATAATCCATATGCTGGAAATTTTAGAGATAATTTTACAGGTGAATTTGAAAAGAATTTAAGGTCATATGGTAAGCATGGTTTTTATGCTAATCAGGTTCCATTATCAGGAGCAACTGAGATAGCTAATAGGTTTATGCCTGCAAATATGCAACTTAGACCCATTACAAGTTATGGTAAGGGTGATAATTATTTTGCAAACCAAATGAGTTTAGCACCTAAAGGAACATATCCCTATAATATAACAACAAGACCAGGATATGACTACTTACAAGTAGGTAGTCCTGTAGCTGATTACATGGTAACTGGTTCAACAATGTATAACGTTGACCCAATTAGTAACTTAGGTAAGTATAGAGGAAGAGGTGAAATGGATAATCAGCATAATTTCTTATTAGGTCGTACTAATAGTCCATCAATAATTTTATCAGGGGATCAAGGATTTGCAGGTATGCAGGGGGGAAATGATAAAAGAAGGTTGTGGAGTGGGATAGAAACGCCAGGGCGTGGAAAAAACGTACCAAACTTAAATACAAACCTATCTCCTCTTTTAAGAGAGACATTTAATCTTAATACTCCGTTTCAAGGAACGTTTATGAAGTTTCCTTATATGAATACGTATGAAAGAACAATAGACGGTAACATACCACGGACAGAAAGAATTGGGGCAGATGGAAAAGTAGAAGAAATATCCAGCTGGAACATTGATGATAGACATAAATCTTTTAATGATTTAACATCTGATAATCGTATAGCATATAGAAAGAATTTTGATTGGCTAAGACCAATGAGTAGAGAAAATCATTTTTATCCTGGTACTTTTCTTAAACAAGACGGATCTCCGTTTAACGTAGACTTTGACTATACAAGAGGTGTACCAGCGAACCCAAAATTAGGACAAATAGATCAGTATATCCCAAGCTATTTTTTAGGATTTGATTGGGGTATGAAACCGAACTATGGTCTTCCTAATAAGTATAAGTATCTTGATGATTTTGATATTAAAAGTCTACCTAACTTAAGAGATAAAAAAGAAAAAGGCGGAGAGCTTCCAAAGGCGCAATTTGGTAAAGGTTTGTTTGGAAATTTATTTAAAAAACCAAATATAGGATTAAAAGGGGGTAAACAATATGATTACGCTAATAAGAGATTTGTACAACCAAAAGCACTTGAAAATACAAATATATATAGAAAAACTGCTTCAGAAAGAACACATCCAGTTATTGGTGATTATTCTTTTAGCAGTATGCAAGGTGAATATGATTGGTTACAAAATGCTAATCAAATGTCAGACAAGTTTGTTATAGCCAAGAATCCTATATATAATAATGATGGACAGTTGATTTCTTATGATATGCCTAATTTAACTAATGATGGCTATCTGACATTAAATGATTTTTTTGATAGATCAGGTGATGAAAATTTTAAAAGCCTTTTTAAAACAGAAAAATCTATAGATGGTCTTTTACAAGACATAAATAAACAAGGATTATTTCATTTAGATATGCATTCTAATAATATTATGGTAAAACCAGGTTTTGGTGGTAGTATATTAGATTATAAAATAATTGATCCTGTTGGGTTACCTCAAATAACCCGTGACATGGACTTCTCAACTTTTGCACCACTAGAATTTAATCAATTAAAATTAAATTTACATCCTACGTTTTATCCAGAAACAACACAATCTACAAGGTTTAATAATGTAATGGATTTCTATGGTGGTATAGAAAAAGACAGATACGGAACTATACTTCTTCCTAATGAAGCAAAATTTAATTCTAAAGGAGAGTGGAAAAAAGAAGGTGGACAATTACCAAAAGCTCAGATGGGTAGATTTAAATTTTCTCCTAAAGTTAGAAATAAAATGACTACGGATGGTAATCTGTTACCTGTTAAAAAGTTTGATAAACTAATAGCTAGAAATTTTACAACTGGTGAACAACAGTATTTACAAAACCTTCTTTTATCTAATCCTAGTTTAGTACAAAATGGAAACATAAATCTTAATAATCTTGAACTAGCTGCAGATAAAAGTGCAATGAGTTTTAAATTTCAAGATATAAATGATTTTGATACACGTATGGTTAATGGTGTTGAAGGTGTAAGATCTAGATGGACTGATGTAGGTTCTGTAGATCCAACATTCACTTATTTAACTGGTGATACACCTGATTTTGGACTTTACAGGTATCCAGAAATACTACCATCACAGTTTAGCTACTTAAATCAAAGTAATGTGCGTAGTCCTTACATGCAATTTAAAGGTGATCAAATTACTCCAACAAATTTCTCTATAGGAATGACTGGATTAAATAAACCATACTTAGATAATCATCATGATGGGCTGCATATACTTGATCCAGGAGCTCATGGATGGATGAGGGGTTTTGTGGATAAAAGATTTCCTAACAGATATAATCTAAAAGAACTTCAGACTGATATTAATAAAGATCCTATGTTTGATCTTTTAAAGTCTAAAAATATTTCTCAATTATCTGAACAAGTAGATAAATCAAAATTTAGAATAGGTAAAAATGAAAAGGAAATAGCAAGAACACAGAATGAATTACAACTTATTCAACAAAGAAAAAATGAAATATATGGGCGTGATGAATATACTGATGAACTTGCAGAATTAGAACGTTTAGAAGAAGGTTTAACTCAGTCGTTGGAACATCATATGAAGAATTATCCACTTGCTAAAAGAATCATGGCTAATAGTGATGGTGATATGAGTAATTTAATTCAACTATCAAGAATAGGATTTGATCCTTATGCTAGACTAAATAATGAAGCGTTTGCTTTCTTGCAGGATAAAGGTTTTAATGAAATTGTAATACCAAATGCTAAAACAATAGCTCAAATACAAGGATGGGATCCAGACTTACCTAATAGTTATAAAGGTACTTTAAATTATTATAATACATTACAAAACAATTCTCAATTAACAAATACTGGTAATACTTTTGACTTAGATAACTATAGTGGTAATATATTTAATTTACAACGTACACAAAAACCGTTTGAATTATTTAAAAAATATGGTGGTCAAACTTCAACATATTCTTTAGATACAAAACATAAAAATTATAAAAAAGGCGCAGAAATATATAAATATGGTGGTCAAACTTATAGTATGGAAAAAGCACAAAATGGAAAAGAAACTAATACATATGATCAAGAATATGGTATGTTTGAAAATTGGCTTCAAGAGCAAGAAGCTAGTTGGGATTATATAAAAAATACTCCTTCTTCTGTATTAAAACCTGATGGTAAAACATATTATATGATGTATGAAGATAACAAATTCTACCCATATTATTTTAAAAACTCTGATGGTACAGTAGAAACTGAAGCTACAGTTGGTTTTGGAATGAAAGGTGCAGATGTGTATGAAACATATAAAGACGGAATGTCCCTAGAAGAGGCAGAAACAGGTAGAAAAAAAGATATTGACAATGCTTTAAGAAAAACTAAAATATTTATTGATGCTAACTACGGAGAAGGAGAATATGATAAATTAGATGCTAGAGAAAAGTTTATGCTAGCTGATTTTACTTATAATCTTGGAAAATTAAGTAAATATCCAAACTTTGCTGATGCAATAATGACTAATAATTTTGATAAAGCATTAGCAGAATATATCAGGAAAGATCAAGAAGGTGGAACAGAATTAGGTAGAAATGATGCTTATTTAAATACTTATTTACAACCTTGGATAAACAGTGAACAAGAAAAAATAGCAGAGGAAGCAGCTAATTTAGAAAGAATGAATAATTTAATGCAAGAACAACTTGTAATTCCAGCAGATAATACAATGGTAGGTCAAAACTCATTTGGTGGATGGAAAGCAGGGGGTGAAACAATTAAAAATAAAAAAATGAAAACAAAAGACTTAGATTATTTTAAAAATGGCGGTAGTTTAAAAAAAGCACAGAATGGATTTTCTGGTGCATCACTTCTTTCTAACCCAAATAATCAGCAAAGCTCTTTAATGAATAAAATGCAAAATATACTATATCAAAATCAAGTTGATCAGTATTATGAGCCATATGGAGGAAAAGAGGAGTATGAGAAAATGAGAAGATGGGCACAATATCAAGACGCATTAGCTAGTGGTAATGAATCAGTAATAAATGCATACAAATCATTATATCCTGAGTTTGAAAATATGTCATATGGTGATGCCTTTGCGTTATCTAGACAATCACAAGAATTTGCAAGTCCAGGAGCGTTTGGTTTAGAAGGTGAAACTAACACAATGTTTAAAATGCCTTACGGTGATGATGGAATGCCTAATTTTAGATGGAATAATCAAGTATATGGTGTTGAAGAGGGTGATGATAATATTTTTGATTGGAGAACTGGAGACCAAATTGATAATATGTTTGGTGATATAGATCAACAAATGAATATGGACTTTCTTATAGCTAATCCTGATTTGACTAATGCAAACCCTGAAGATTATTATAACTATATGGTAGAATACTATAAGGATGATAAAGATAAGTCAAGGCTATTAAGAGACATAAAGAAAAATAATCCAAAAAATTATTTAAATATGTTATCTCCTTCTATGAATTCTGGATTATATAATGCATTACGTACTCAACAAGGACTAGATGCTAGTTTAGATCCATCTGGTTGGAATGATCCTGACGGTGACGAGATTGTTGAAGACTCTGATATTAAGAGTTTATATAATCCTGAGATTAATTATGTAGATAATATAGGCGGAGGTGCTGGTTATACAAGCATGAGTGGTGACCATGGTTATGCTGCTTGGCAAAATGTTCCTTTATCTAACGTAGCTGGAGATTATCAGGATATGGGTACAAATCAACATGCTGTTGATTCATATTTAGCTTCTGATCAATTTAACTTAGGATCAGAGGCTGCAAAAAAATGGTTAGCTAATTATAATAAAGAAAATTTAGCAACCTTTAAAGAAGACTTTGGTAAAGCATGGTTTACTAATTCTGATCCAAACTCTGCATATCCAAGTCAAACTTTAAATAAAGAACAATATAATAAGTTTTTAGAATATACACCTGGTCAAGAAGGTGAAGGCCGTAATGATCTTTTTGAAAATATATATAACGCAATGAATCACCAAATTGCTACAAATAATATTGGTAATAACACACTTACTTTTAATAACCCAAATAATAATGAGGAAGATTTGTTAGACTTTGCTAATGGAGACATGTATGAATATCTTAAAGATAGAAGAATGGGATTGCTTAATGCTAAAGGAGATAGATTTAATGCAGGAAAAGCAAATTTGTGGGGACAAACAGTTCCTGTAACAAATGAAAGATCAAATCAACCAACAAGTTTTTATGAAGCAAATGTAAGTAAACCGTGGAATAATGTTCTTAACTGGGCTAATGCTCCAACGGGTGCTCCACCATTATCAGGTTTAATATTCAACACACTTGATTGGGCTGGAGATATAGTAAGACCTGCCCTAGTTTCAGGGTTACCTGAAGATTGGAAACAAAATGCTTTTGGTGATGCTCAATATTATGATGCTGGAAAAAGATTGATTGAAAGTCCAAGTTGGAAAAATCTTGGTACAGTTGGTTTAGATATAGCATCTGTTGTACCTGTTGGTAGAGGTGCAAGTATGATTTATAATGCTGGAAAACAAGGTTTAAGAAATACAAAATTTTTAACTTCAGGTTTAAATAGTAGTAAAAGTCTTAGAGGTAACTTTAATACATTAAAAGGTAACTATAGTGATTTTAGATATATGAACCCTAAATTAAAAAATATGTATAGCTTTGATAAACAAAATCCTGGAGCATTACGTACTCATTTAAATCAAAAAGGTCCTTTTACTGTTAATACTCCCGCTGGTCGTCAATATAACTTAACAGGAGATATGTTTAGTCCTAATCAAACACTTATTGGAAAAAACAATATTAATTATGGTGCAGCGTTTGATAAGTACAAACATTATGGAATTGCACCTGGATATATTGCAAATAGTTTTATGGAACCTAATCAGAACATAACATTTGGTCAACCAAGTTTTTTGAATACACAGATACCTTCCAGTACATACAATCAAAAACTACCTTTGAATTATTTCAAAGCAAAATAAATTATTAATTACTTGCAAGTTTAATGTTTTTATTTATAACTTTGCAACCAAAAACATAACATATGAGTATAGAAGACTTAAACTGGGACGAATTTAATAATATGAGTGAAACAGAACAGATAAAACATGAAGAAGCATTTATTCATCATGCGTTTCTAAATTCATACCGCCTTCTTGTAGGGAATGATACATATTTAAAATTCCTAGAAGAGGAGAAACCTACCGTATCTCTTACATTTATGCATGACATCACATCATCTGACAATCCAGATGAGGAAGATGTTTTAAATTTAATTGATTACTTTGCAGAAAGAGATGATTTTGATAAATGCATTGCACTCAGAGATAAATTTATAAAAAAAAAATAGTTAACTAAACCATTTGTTATGCCAACTGCAAACAAAAGCAAGACTCCACCACGTGGAGCAATAAGATTTTCAATAAGTCTTTCTGAAGAACAAAAAAAAGCCAAAACTGAAATATTAAAAAAACCTTATAACTTTATTGTAGGAAGAGCAGGTAGTGGAAAAACACTTCTTGCAGTTCAAATTGCTTTAGATCAGTTCTTTAAAAGACAATATAATAAAATTATAATTACAAGACCTACAGTATCAACAGAAGACAACGGTTTCTTACCCGGATCTGAACGTGAAAAAATGGAACCTTGGCTAGTACCTATTAGATCAAACATGCGTAAGGTATATAATAAACCTTTGATTCTTGAGAAGATGGAGAAAGAAGAAAAGATTGAATTGTGCTCTCTGGCTCATTTTAGAGGCCGTACATTTGATAACTCTATTGTAATAGTAGATGAGTTCCAGAATCTAACTAGAAGTCAATTAGCAATGGCAATTGGTAGATTAGGAAAAGATTCAAAAATAATCTTTTGTGGTGACTCATATCAGATTGATCTAAAAGATAAAAACTATTCAGCTTATCATGACATGTCTAAACTGACTAATTCTAAATATGTATTTAAAACAGTATTAGAAGATTCACACAGACATGATGCAATTGAAGAGCTACTTGATCTATTAAACGGGTATCACTAGATAAGAATTAAACTTATTTTATTTAATTTTAAAAAAAATACAAGAAGATAAACCTTTTTTGTTTATTTTTTTGTATATTTGTAATATATTAATCATAAATCAATTTAAAATGGCAGAAAAAATGCAACAAGAACTATCAGACGAAGAAATGGTAGCAAAACGTGAAGAAATTACAACGTTTTACAAAGAAAACATTGAACACTTAAAAGTTCAATTAGAGTATGAAGGTATGTTAAGAGATATTGAAAAGGCAAGAGCTGAAAGAGTTCAAGCTCAAATGTTCTTAGCACAAGCAGCTGCTCCACCTCCATCTACTGAAAATGGTAACCCAACTCCTGATGAAGTACCAGCAAAAAGGACTTTAAAAAGAGTACAAGATGAGGTATAGCAAAGAACAAATTAAAAGGACGCTAGAAACTAAAGGTCACAAGTGGTTTGAAAATGGAGACTACAATGTAAATATTGTAGGAGTAAGAAATTCTGAAACTGCAGGTAAAGTAACTAATAAGTTTGATGATACAATGACTGTGTCATATAAAGTTAATGGAGAATGGGTATATCATGAATTTGATTGTACTACTGATCCTGGCTCACATTATATGGATGCACCAATTGTTAAATCAAAAGGTACTGCAGTATTAAAAGAAGGACAATATCCTAAATCACATAAGATTAGAAAACATCAAGGTAGATATGAAGCATTAGGACAACAAAATCCTGTAACAGTTTATAGAGATAATAATAGAGATGACATCTATAACTTTAACTCAGAAAATTTAGATACAGGATTATTTGGTATTAATATTCATAGAGCCACTAAATATGCTGGTAAAAAGTCAACACAAGTAGATAAATGGTCTGCAGGTTGTCAAGTAATTGCCTCTAATGATGATTGGACTAAGTTCATGAAGATTATGAGAAAGGCTAGAGATACCTGGAGTAATAATTTTACATATACTTTAGTTAACAGCAATGATATTGTTAAGACATGGCTGTCGTAAATAAAGTTGATAAAAGAGTTAAGGTAACTAAAGATGCTATAATAAAGTATCAAATAGTTACATATTGTTTTTTAAATGATATACAAATAAGTAAAGCTGATTTAGAATGTTTAAATGAATTAGCTAAACTCAAAGATGCTGAATTAAATAAATTCTGTAAAGTAATATCTGAAAAGCAAATCTTTAAAAGCCCTCAATCATGCAGAAATGCAATCCAAAAAGCAAAATCCAAAGGATTGATTGAGAAGGTTGATAAAAAAATTCTTTTATCATCTGATATACAACTGCAAGTAGATGGGAGTATTTTATTAGATTATAAAATTCTTAGTGTTGAAGAATAATATAAAACCAAAAACATATAAAATATTCTATTCTGATATTGCAAAGGAATGTGAGGTACATGAGAATTTGGTAGAAGAGTTTGTAAGATTTTTCTATAGTGAGATAAGAAAGCATCTAGAAGAACTAGATCACACAAGAATTCTTTTACCAAATCTCGGTACTTTCATTATAAGAAAAAATAGAATTGAGAGATCAATTAAAAGACATAAAGACATGTTGGGAAACATGGAAAAAACAACGTACACAGGATATGGTAAACATTTACCTGTAAAAGAGAAGTTACTTAAAATGGAAAAAGCTCTTGTACGTATTGAAGAAGAGTTAGTAAATAAAAAAAATTGGAAAGATGAAAATAAATAAACTTTTAAATGCAGTAAAACATCTAGATAAAGTATATGAAGGTGTAAAAAATAGTATATGGAAAGATGAATTTGTTGAAGAAATTGCAAATGATAGATATAGTATATGCACTAAATGTGCAATGTTTGACTTAAAAGGACATCATTGTGCAATGCCTAAAACACAACCTTGTTGTGCAAGTTGTGGTTGTAGTTTAGCATTTAAAGTAAGATCTTTATCAAGCGGCTGCCCTTTACATCATTGGGATGCAATTATGTCTGAAGCTGACGAAAACCAATTAACAGAAAATCAACGTAAAAATAAAAAAGATGCCGGTAATATTTAAAGAAGATGGACATGTGTATCAAAGTTTAGATGAAAACTTAGAAAAGGATAATATAAATTGGACAAGTGTTACATCTTTTATTGCAAAGTTTAAACCTAAGTTTGATAAAAAAGCTGTTGCAAAAAAATCTTGTAAAAATAAACGTTCAAAATGGTTTGGACTTAAACCTAAAGAAGTTATTAAAATTTGGGAAAAAGAAACAGATAGAGCAATTAAGTTAGGTAATTGGTACCATAATCAGAGAGAGTCTGATATGCTTGATTTTAAAACAATAGAACGTGAAGGGGTAGAGATACCTATAATAAAACCTTTAGTTGATTCTACAGGTATTAAAATGGCTCCTGTGCAAAAGTTAGAGCCTGGTGTTTACCCAGAACACTTTGCATTCCTAAAATCAGCTTGCATCTGTGGACAAGCAGATCTTGTAGAAGTAGTTAATGGAAAAGTAAACATTACTGATTATAAAACTAATAAAGAGATAAAAGAGAAAGGTTTTACAAACTGGGAAGGTATAACATCAAAAATGTTTAAACCTGTAAATAACCTTGAGGATTGTAATTTAAATCATTATAATTTACAATTAAGTATTTATATGTACATTATACTTAAGCATAATCCAAAATTAAAAGCTGGTAAACTTACAATACAACATGTATCATTTGAAAAAGAAAAAGATGATGAATATGGATACCCAATTAACAAATATAATTCTGACGGAGATCCAATTATAAAAGAAATAAAAATGTATAACCTTCCATATCTTAAAGATGAAGTAAGAAGTTTAATAATGTGGATAAAAGATAATCCATTATGCTAGTAAAATTATTTGACATACAAAATGATAAAGTAATTCCATCAGAACACTGTTATACAATAAAAAGTTTAAAGAACATAATGGATAAATATCCTGACACACACATGAGTGTTTACCTTTATGTATTCTATATGACATGTCCAGATCCAGATATGAATCCTTTCTTTAATATGCCTGAGCATGAAAAAGAAGAAATCATAATAGAGGAGATTGGATTAGAAGAATCTCCAGAAGATGAAATAATAATAAATGCAATACGTAGATGTGAAGATTTATATCAAACTCCTACATTTAGAGCATACAAAGGAATTAAGTCTATGTTAGATAGACTTGCAAGATATATGGAAACCACATCTATTGAACATGGTAGAGATGGTAATTTAACATCATTAGTAAATACTGCAGCTAAGTTTGATCAAATAAGACAATCATTCAAGGGTGCGTATAATGATATGAAAGATGAACAAAAAAGCCAAGTACGTGGAGGACAAGGTTTGGCTTATGATCAAATGTAATAACTTTAAAAACTAAAAAAAAATGCAAAAAATTATCCCATTAGGTAACAAGGTGTTAGTCAAGTTACATGAAAAAAAAGAGACATACGGTAATTCTGGTATATTTATACCTGACTCAGCACAAGAAGAACCTATGACAGCAACAATAATGTCAGTAGGTGAAGATGTAAAAACAATGAAAGAAGGAGACAATGTAAGATTAAGTGAGTTTGGTACTCCAATGTCAATTGAATCTGAAGGTGTTACCTGTTTATTATTTAATTCACAAGATATTGTTGCTAAAGTAATTGATGTATAAAATAGTTCCAACATATAAGGATGGTAAATGGTCAGAGACTGAATTTGAATCAATAGAGGATTTTAGATCTTTTATTGATTCAATATTTAAAGAGCCTGGTGAATATGGTTTTGATTCTACCGCCTTATTATTTAATGAACAAGCAGTTAAGTTTAATACTGATGGTGTCTATTGTGATAAACCCTTTAGATCAAAAGATTTTATAAAATACTGGAATGATCAAAAAAACAAATGTAGAGAAGGCGTAATATATCACAGTGATAATAAAAGCTGGTATATAACTAGAGATTATTATATGTGGTTAAATTTCTTACCAATCTTTGATAAAGAAGAAAAGAAATACGGATTTGCAAAAATAAGAGATGCACAGTACCATATGGCTTTATATGAGCTAATGGCTGAGATAAACTATAAACATGTAGCAATACTTAAAAAAAGACAGATTGCTTCTTCTTATTTCCATATGGCAAAGATTGTTAATCAATACTGGTTTGAGGAAGGATCAATATGTAAGATTGGAGCTTCACTAAAAGATTATATTAATGATAAGGGTTCATGGAAATTTTTAGATGAATATGCAACATTTCTTAATCAACATACAGCATGGTATAGACCTAACAATCCAGATAAAGTTCTTCTTTGGGAACAAAAGATTGAAGTTAGAATTAACAACAGAAAAACTCAAAGAGGTTTAAGATCAAAAATACAAGGTGCATCATTTGAAAAGAATGCAACAACAGGTGTAGGTGGACCATGTACCTACTTCTTTCATGAAGAGGCGGGTATTGCTCCTAAGATGGATCAAACATATGAATATATTAGACCTGCAATGTCTTCTGGTATGATGACTACAGGTCAATTTATTGCAGCTGGATCTGTGGGTGATCTAGATCAGTGTGAACCATTAAAAAAGATGATACTAAATCCTGAAGCAAACGGTATACTTGGAATTGAAACAGATTTAATGGATGATAAAGGCACAATAGGAATTGCTGGATTATTTATTCCAGAACAATGGTCTATGCCTCCTTATATAGATAATTACGGTAATTCAAAAATTGAAGAATCACTAGTTGCTATTGAGAAAGAAAGAAGTCAATGGAAAGATGAATTAGATCCTGAACAGTTTCAATTACGTATATCTCAAAAACCAATCAATATAAATGAAGCATTTGCATACAGGAAAGCTTCAATATTCCCACAAAGTTTTCTAACTAAACAAATGAGAAGGATTGAACGTAAAGAATACTCATATGAATTTATTGAATTAGAAAGAACTGATAAGGGAATTAAAGCAAATAAATCTAATAGAACACCTATAGATGAATTTCCAGTAAGAAAAAAGAGGGAAGATAAAGGGGGTGTACTACAAGTTTGGGAAAGACCAATTAAAGATCCTGGTTTTGGAACTTACTATGCTTCTATTGACCCTGTGTCAGAAGGTAAAACAACAACATCAGATTCACTTTGTAGTATTATTGTATATAAAAATCCAATAGAAGTAACAAAAGAAACTCCTGAAGGTTTAGAAACATTTATTGAAGGGGATAAAATTGTTGCTACGTGGTGTGGAAGATATGATGACATTAACAAAACACATGAACAATTAGAAAAGATTATTGAATGGTATAATGCATGGACAATTGTTGAAAATAATATATCATTATTTATTCAATATATGATTGCTAAAAGAAAACAAAAATATTTAGTTCCAAGATCACAGATGGTCTTTCTAAAAGACCTTGGTTCAAATAATAATGTATTTCAAGAATATGGTTGGAAAAATACAGGAACATTATTTAAAAGTCATCTTATATCATATGCAATTGAATTCATTAGAGAATCAATTGATGAGCAATTGGATGATAATGGTGAAGTAACAAAAGTTACATTTGGTGTAGAAAGAATTCCTGATAAAATGCTTATAACAGAAATGCTTCAATATTATCCAGGTTTAAACGTGGATAGACTTGTGTCATTTGCTGCATTAGTGTCATTTGCTAAGATGCAACAAGCAAATAGAGGGTATGTTAAACGAAAAGAGAAAGATAAGTCACTAGAATCTTTGGAAAATTCACAAAATTTGTATAAATTGAATATGAGACCTTTTAGTAATTTAGGTAGAGGAAAGATCAACTCTACTATGAAAAAAAGAAGAAGTCCATTTAAAAGATTAAAATAATGTATGATTGGGTAACAACTACTACTATTGATAATGATGGAATATACAATTCTATTCAGTACATTTATGTGTATAGTACATATACTCCTGAAGATGATATTATCTATAATGAAAATAATTAGAATATGAAAGTATTAAGCGCAATGCAATTAAAGAATGGTGCTAAAGCAGAAGGGGCTCATGTTGCTGCATCATTAACTCAACCACTACAATTTTTACCTGCTAAAGAAAAGGATGATCAGTGGGCTGCGTGGAATCTTGATTGGTTAGAAAAAAGAGGTCTTGATTATCTTAGAGATAATGCAAGAAAAGTTTTAAAAAATTATAAGTTAGCAAAAGGTATAATTGATAAAACAGATTACATCATTGAAGAAGATAATGATTATACACAATTAATTGATATTCTAACTAAAGAAGATGAGACTGCATTAGAACTTAAATTTTATCCTATTATACCAAATGTAATAAATGTTTTAGTTGGGGAATTCTCTAAAAGATATTCTAAAGTACAATTTAGAGCTGTTGATGATACATCTTACAATGAGATGTTAGAGCAAAAAAGATTACAGATTGAAGAAACATTACTATCTGATGCAAAAAGTAAGTTAATGTTAAGCATGATAAAACAAGGTGCTGATCCACAATCAGAAGAATTCCAACAAGCTACTGCACCAGAAACATTAAAATCATTACCAGAAATACAAGACTTTTTCTCTAAAGACTATAGAAGTATGGTAGAAGAATGGGCACATCATCAGTTAAATGTTGATGAGGAAAGATTTAAAATGCAAGAACTTGAAGAAAGAGCATTTAGAGATATGCTTATTTGTGATAGAGAGTTTTGGCATTTTAAAATGATGGAAGATGATTATAGTGTTGAGTTATGGAACCCTGCTTTAACATTCTATCAAAAATCTCCTGACTCAAGATATATATCTGATTCTAACTTTGTTGGTAAATGTGATATGATGAGTGTTGCTGATGTTATAGACAACTTTGGATATTTAATGACTGCAGATCAACTTAAATCTTTAGAAAGATTATATCCTGCAGCAAATGCAATATATTTAGATAATGGACATCAAAATGATGGTTCATATTATGATGCTACAAGATCACATGAATGGAATACACAAAGACCTGGATTAGCTTATAGAAAACTTATGAGTAATCATGACTACAATGCTAGCTCATATGGTGGAGATATTGTTCAAGCTATTCTACAAGAAGGAGATGATATAGGAAAATGGGGTGATTATAATATGATGCGTGTTACAACATGTTATTGGAAAACACAGAGAAAAGTAGGACACCTTACTAGAATTACAGCAGACGGTGATCTATCACAAGAGATAATTGATGAAGGATATAAGATTACTGATAAACCTGTTTATAATACAAAACTATTTAAAGCTAAAACAAAAGAAAATTTAATTCAAGGTGAACACGTTGATTATTTTTGGATTAATGAAGTTTGGGGTGGTATTAAAATTGGACCTAATGCTCCATCATCATGGAGAAGTGATACAAATGAAGAATCTCCTATATATCTAGGTATAAATCAACAAAAGCCTGGTAGAATAGAATATCAGTTTAAAGGTGATGATTCATTATATGGATGTAAACTCCCAGTTGAAGGAAGAGTGTTCTCTGATAGAAACACAAGATCAACTTCTCTAGTAGACCTTATGAAACCATATCAAATTGGATACAATATGGTTAACAATCAAATAGCAGACATACTAGTAGATGAATTAGGTACTGTAATTATGTTTGATCAAAATGCATTACCACGGCATTCAATGGGTGAAGATTGGGGTAAGAATAATTTAGCAAAAGCATATGTAGCAATGAAGGACTTTGGTATGATGCCGTTAGATACTTCTATTACTAATACAGAAAATGCTACTAACTTTAATCATTACCAAACATTAAACTTAGAACAAACAAATAGATTAATGTCAAGAATTCAATTAGCAAATCACTTTAAGACACAAGCTTTTGAATCAATTGGTATTAATCCACAACGTATGGGTGGCGCAATTGCACAACAAACTGCAACAGGTGTAACACAAGCAATGAATCAGTCATATGCACAGACTGAGATGTATTTTACACAACACTCTGATCACCTAATGCCACGTGTTCATCAGATGAGAACAGATTTATCACAATATTATCATAGTACAAACCCTTCAATTAGATTGAGTTATGTAACTACAGAGGCAGAAAAAGTTAATTTCCAGATAAATGGAACTAAGTTATTATTAAGAGATTTTAATGTATTCTGTACTACTAAGACTAATCATAGACAAATATTAGAACAGTTGAAACAAATGGCTCTTACTAATAATACAACAGGAGCTTCAATCTATGATCTTGGTAATGTTATTAAAGCAACAAGTATTGCTGAAGTTTCAGATGTACTTAAAGATGCTGAAGCTAAATCTCAACAACAACAGCAACAACAGCAGCAATCTCAACAGCAAATGGCTCAACAACAACAAGAAGCTGCTGCTAAAGAAGCTGAAGCTCAAAGACAATTTGAATCTCAAGAGAAGGAAAAAGAGAGACAGAAAGATATTACTGTTGCTGAAATTAGATCTGCAGGCTATGGAGCTATGCAAGATATTAATGAAAATAAACAAAGTGATTATATAGATGCGCTTGATGACATCCGTAAAAGAGATGAGTATAGAGAGCAAATGAATCTCAAAAGAGAACAAATAACAGAAAAAAGATCATATGACAAAGATAAGTTAGCAATTGATAGAGAAAAATTAGCTACTCAAAGATCAATTGCTGATAAAAATCTTGCTATTGCAAGAGAAAATAAAAACAAATATGATGTTAAAACTGAGTCAAAATCTAATAAGAACAAGAAGAAATAATATACTTAGCTATATACTACAAAAAACTTTACCTAAATTAAAAATTTTTAAGGTTTAATAATAAAAACTTTTGTATATTATATATGTAATAACCAAGAAGTTTAACTAAAACCAATATAATATGTCAGATAAAATGCAACAAACAACGACAGTTCAAGAAGTAGATGTTAACCTAGATGAGATCTTTAATGGAGCTCCTGGGGCAGGATCTGTTGTTACTCCTGAAAAGGAAACTAAAAAACCAAATGTATTCTCAAAACCAGATAATGTAGATTTATCATTTTTAGATGATGGTAGCATTAACAACCCAACAGAAGAAGAGAGCAAACAAGATGGAGAAGAGGTTAATGCTTCTTCAACTGAAAATACTACAGCTGATTCACCAGAAGTTACAGAAACACCAAAAGCAGCTGAGGGAGGAGATACAGCTGGAACTGAAACAGTTTCAAAAGATGAAGTAGATGAAATACTTAATGAAGGTTTAGATTTAGCTGAATCAGAAGATGAAAAATCTACTGCAAAAGGTAGAAAGAGAATTAATGATATGGCTGATGTCTTCAAAAAAATGATTGAAAATGAAGAAATCATTCCGTTTGATGATGATAAAGACTTAGATGATTATTCTGCTAAAGACTGGAAAGAACTTATTCAAGCTAACATGAGTGAAAGAGCTAATAAAGTTAGAAGAGAAACTCCAAAGCAGTTCTTTAACAGTTTACCACAAGAATTACAAGTAGCTGCAAAATATGTAGCAGATGGTGGTACAGATTTAAAAGGTTTGTTTGGTGCACTAGCACAAACAGAAGAAGTAAGGTCACTTTCATTATCAGATGAAGATGGACAAGCTCACATTATAAGAGAATATTTAACTGCTACAGGATATGGTAGTCCAGAAGATATTCAAGAAGAAATAGAAATTTGGAAAGATTTAGGTAAACTTGAAAAGCAAGCATCTAAGTTTAAACCAAAATTAGATAAGATGCAAGAGCAAGTTGTTGCAAGAAAATTACAACAACAAGAACAAATGAAAGCTCAACAACAAAAAGCATCAGAAAATTATATGGCTAATGTGTATCATACGCTAAAAGATGGTAAAGTAGGAGACATGAAGGTAAATAAGAAAACACAATCTCTATTATATAATGGACTTGTTAATCCTTCATACCCATCTATTAATGGTCAAAATACAAACTTATTAGGACACTTGTTAGAAAAGTATCAATTTGTTGAACCAAACTATAACCTTGTTACTGAGGCACTATGGTTATTAGCTGATCCAAAAGGATACAAATCACAATTGATGACAAAAGGTACTAACAAAGCAGTTGAACAAACAGTTAGAAAATTAAAAACTGCACAGTCAACTAAAACTGCAAGTACAGGAGGAGTAGCTGAAACAAAAGCTTCAAGAAAAAGAACTCTACCAAGAAATCCTAATATATTTAAAAGATTTTAAAAACTGAAACTATAACAATAATTATTAATTAAAAAAAGTGAAAAAATGGCAACACCGGTTTTAAACAACGGTCTCTTTTTAAGAGACACCTCATACTCGGCTAGTTCACATATTGATTCATATCACTTAACACAAATGCTTGGTGACGCAGAGCCAATGGACATGGGTCCAGTGGAACTGTGGGCAATGACGCAAAAGGTAGAAATGCCTTTGTATCAGATGGCATCGTTTGGTGGTAAGAACACAATTATGGTTGACAATGCAAGAGGAGAGTACAAATGGCAGACTCCAATTTCAGAATCTTTACCAATGTCCCTAGGGAACTTGGCAGAGACTGCAAATGGAGCAGGTGCTGATGGTACACCTTTCAAGATCAGATTATCTAAAAGAGAATTTGGTCATGGAGACATCATTACCTATGACAAGTACAATGGTCTTGAATTCTACATTACTGCAGATGACATCGTTCCTGTAGGAGATGGATGGGTTTATACTTGTACTTTAGTAAATAACGCTTCTGGCACAGGAATTGATGTTAAATATCTTGCTGCTGGAACTAAGTTCTTCAGAAAAGGTTCTGCAAGAGGTGAATATGGAGAAAGATTCTCTGATATTTCAACTGGAGCAGGGTTCAGAGAATTCTACAACTTTGTTGGAGGAGCTGAAGCACACGTACACTATTCAGTTTCATCACGTGCTGATCTTATGATCAAAGGTGGAATGAATGCTGATGGTACTGTACCTGTAACTGAGATTTGGAGAAACTTTGACAAGAACATTGATCCTTCTTTAGATTCTATTGAGTCTATTGCTGGTGCAATGGGTAAAGACTATGTTAAAAAAGCATTTGATAATGGTTCTCTTTCTAGAACGTTCTTAACGTCTCTTGAAGCAGCACACCTTACTAAAATTGCTAATGACATTGAGTGTTACTTAATGTGGGGTCATGGTGGTAGAGTTAAGCAAGATGGACCGGATGATATTAGATTATCAGTTGGTTTATGGAAGCAATTAGATAACTCTTTCAAACGTGTATACAACAAGTCAGCATTTAGCTTAGATATGTTCAAGAATGAACTTTACAACTTCTACGCTGGAAAAGTTGAATTTGATGGTCCAGATCCAAAGAGACAATTAATTGTTCAAACTGGAATTGGAGGTATGCAGTTAGTAAATGCAGCTATTAGCGCTGAAGTAAATGGCGTTTCTGGTAATAACGGAATGGTAACAAATCTTGATAACATTGGTGCAATCACTGGAAAGGGAATGGACTTAGGTTACGGATTTGCTTACACAAGTTTTGTTATACCGTTCTTAGCAAACGTTAAGTTTGTATTGAACCCAGCATTTGATAACTTACATACTAATGACATTGAGAATCCATTAGTAGATGGTCGTCCATTATCTTCTTACAGCTTCATCATCTTTGATGTAACTGATGAAGGAAATGACAACATTTACTTATTGAAACTTTCTTGGGATAATGCTCTTAAGTGGTTCTACCAAAATGGTACTATGGACTACATGGGAAGATCACAAGGATTTGCTTCTTCAGGACACTTCAATGGTTATCGTGTAATGATGACTCAAACCATGCCGGCTGTATGGGTTAAGGACCCAACTAAGGTACTTAAGATAGTTATGAGAAACCCAGTTACTGGAGGATCATTCTAATCTTAATTAACAATATGAAAGAAGGGGGAGCCTAGTGCTCCTCCCACTTTCTTTTTAAACCAAAACTGTAATAACCAATAAAAATTTAAAAATGGAAAACATAACAATTTTAGAAAAAACTGATGCTGTAAAAGATAGTGCAATTGCTATCCGTGCATATTTTAATCCTTCAAATGATAATATGGGATTAGAAAAATATAACATGTCACTACATGAAGGAGCTTATCATAGTGAAAGTATTGCATGTTTAGAAAGAAATGGAATTAAAAGATATATAACAGGATTAAATGAGTTTGCTCCTGAAATAAAGTCATTACCTGCTGATCAAAAGAAAGCTAAGGTAAGACAAATTAGAGAAAACGTTATAGAACTTGAAAAAGAATTAGCATCTAATGTTATTGATATTGATGATAAAGACTTTTGGAGTAAAGTTCAAGTAGTTAGACCTGATAATGATGCATTTTGGAATAAGATAGTTATAAAAGTAGGAAATGATCCTGTATATCTTGACCCAAAAGTTGATGCATATGATAGAATTAAACTATTAGCTATTGAAGCTGGTGGTTTTTCTTTAGTTGCTGATAGTTTAGCTGCTGCTAAAACTACTGGTAAATATAAGTTTTACTTAGATAAAGTTATTGAAACTGCAGGTACAAGAACTAAAAATGCTAAAATTAGAAATAAAGCTCTTGGTATATTAAGTGATCTCTATGATGAAGATAAAACTAGACTTATGCATGTTGTTAAAATACTAACTTTTAATAGTGCACAGTATACTCATAGTACACCGCTTGATGTATTATATGAAGATGCTGATGGTTATATAAATGGTGAGGGAAGAGAATCAGATGTATCAAAAGCTTCAAAGAATTTTATAGATGCTTCTAAACTTAGCTCTGAGGATTTACATGTACACTCAATGATTAAAGATGCTTTAGCATTTAACATGCTAACAACTAAATCTGATGGATATATCTATGAGAAGAAGTCAAGTAGTAAAATTGCTACAACAAGAGAAGGTGTTGCTGAGTATCTTAAGAATCCAGCAAATGATGAAATGTTAATGGGAATTAAAGCAGAAGTTGAATCAATGTTAAATAATTAACAATGAATAATACTACACTACAAATAAAATTTAGACAAAGACTAAACAAGCTTGCCAGCAATGACTATGATAACATAGAGTGTTGGCAAATTGTTGAATCTTTTAATAAAGCACAAATTGAGTGGTGTAGAAGACAACTTCATGGTTCTAATCCAACAAGAACGTCTGATGAACAAACTAAAAGACGTATTGATGACTTACAGATATTATTAACAACACAACCAATTACAGGTTCAATGCAAAATGAGTATTTTTTGGGAACAAATTTTCCAAACAATTACATGGAGTATAAAAGGGTTGATACAGATGCAACAACAGAATGTTGCAAAAAAGATCCTAGATCAATGACTGTCTACTTAGCTGAAGAAGCAAATGTAGATTTGATCATGAGAGATCCTTTAAAAAGACCTGATTTTGAATGGGGTGAAACTTTTTGTACGTTAGCAAATAATACAATAAGGATTTATAAAAGAGAATTTGATGTTGTTAATCCTAGAATTACCTTTTATAGAAAACCTAGAAATATTGAAATAGAAGGATGTTCTGACCCATATACTAATAATATTTCAGCAGCAGACATTGAATCTGAATTCAAAGATGATATTGTTGAAGTAATAATAGATGAAGCTTGTGCAATTATAGCAGGAGATATAAATGATGCTAATAATTATATAAGAGGGCCACAACAAGCAGAGAAAAATAATTAATAACTTAAAAATTAGAAACTATGCCATACGGAAAAGGTACATACGGATCAAAGGTTGGAAGACCTCCTAAGAAGAAAAAAAAGAAAAAAACTACTAAAAAGAAAAAAAAGTAGTATATTAATATAGAAGGGATAAGAGTTCAGGTTTGGGTACTTTTATCTTGGATTTAACAAACCCATTCTTTTTGTAATTAAAAAAAGCCCTCTGAATACATAAGGAGGCACTATAAAAATGGCGTATTTTAATCATGCTTATGTTAAGGCTGCTGTAATTAGCACCACAGAAGCAACAAAAGATGTAGCTACCAAAGATTTAGCAAAAGGCGAGTTAGGTCTAGTAGATGCTGCAGATTATCAAACAGTAGTTTTTCCTACTGCAAATGATTCTCAAGTACCATCTGAGTACCTATTAGTATTTGGTAACTACAATCAAACAGACACACTTGGTAATAACCCTGCAAGAGGAGGTTATGCTGAGTCAATTAAAACAAAAATGATCAAACCAGCTTATGTTAACTCTCTTTGGAAACAAGATTGTGTAGTTGGTGCTGCTCAAACTATTGAAATTGTAATTCCTGATGGATGTTTCAAATGTGATGGTTCTACAGTTGATCAAAATCAATTAAGAATTGATCTTAAAGGTGATGCGGTATTACGTTACTTAAACAGATTTTCTTATGTTACTTTAGACTACAGAGAGTGCTGTGCAAGTGGTACTGATGTTCCTGGAGCTGATGTTGTAGCTGCATGGGTAACTAGAATCAATGAAGATCCTTTATTAAATCCATTCATTACTGCAACTGCTGCAGCATCTGGTGGTACTAATAAAAAGTTAGTATTAACTGTTGATTATACTGCAACTTTCTTTGATAACTGTTCTTATGACACTAGAGACTGGTACGGAACTGCTCCGTTAAAAGTAATTGTTTCTCCAGTTGATGATGCTGGTGATCCTTGTACTAGTACATGTATGACTGCTACAGATGGAGGTGGTCAAGCTGTTACTGCTTTTGGTAAAAATGCTGCAATTGCAGTTACTACTAAATCTGAAACTACAGGTGAAACTGTTATTGAAGAAATCATTCTTGAAGGTAGATACAGACAAGATGGTGGTTGGAATCAAGGTAATAAAGATTCTGCTAGAATGAGAGACATTCAGCATGGAGATGCATTACTTGGTTGTGGTACTGGTGCAGTAGATAGAACAGCATTCTATGCTTGTTATTACTTACAACACTCAGTTCCTAGATTTAACAATCCAACTGGAGTATTTGATAATGATCAATACATGTATAAGTTCTATGTACCTTGTACAACTACTAATGAAAAAGGTGAGGCTGTAACAAATCCTGAATTAGCAAAAATGGACTTCTTATGGAATTCATTAGCTAACAAGTCTGGATTAACTGTTACTGATTACGTATAGTAGTTAATTAGTTTATATACTAAAGAAAGAGTGAGGGTAAATTCTCACTCTTTTTTTTTCCTTTTTATTAATATATTTTGTATATTATTAATAGATACTATATTATAATAAGGACTAAAATAATACTATGGCTGCCAAACATATACTAAGCTTAGAAGTTTTACCTGTATCAAACACAGAAGTATTTAGTGTTAAAGATACAAGCACATATGCAAAAAATTTAAAAATAAGCTGCCCAGAATTGCTAATAACAGTTCCAGGATTTAATCAACCAGCGTTAATTAAAGTTACTGAAAATTTTGATCTTACAATAAATGCTTGTGCATTAAATGTGCAAACAACAAATTGTAATAGCTCACGTGTTATGATTCCTGATGGTTTGTATATAATCAGGTATCAAGTTAGTCCTCATGATAAAGCCTATGTAGAATACAATCACTTAAGGGTTACCAATTTAATGAAGCAATATTATGATAAATTATGCCAATTAGACCTTGCTCCATGCGTACCAACTTCAGAAAGAAAAAGATTATTAAGTGATCTTAATGACATTAGAATGTATATTGATGCAGCAGTAGCAAAAGTTGAATATGCAGCAAACCCAAATGCTGGATTAGAATTGTTTAACTTTGCTAAAAAATTATTAAGTAAAATTACTTGCCCTACATGTTAAACCAATAACCAATAAACTATAAAATTATGGCACAAACTTGTTCACATTGTAAAAGACAAATAGGATGCGGATGTCAACAAACAACCGCAAGTGATAAGAAAATTGTATGCAAAACGTGTAAATCAGCATATGAAGCTGCACTTGCTGCAGGATTAGTTAAAAAATAAAGATGGAACCTAAGAAAGACAACATTATACAAAAGATCACTACTGAACGAGGTTTTGCTGATGAGATATACAGAAAGTATAAGTATGACAGATACGGTATTGGTTCATGTTGTGGATCTAACCTTCCTTCAAGTATAAAGGATAAATATCTTTGTGATTACCAAGATAACAAAGTATCACAATATGATAACATAGAAATTGTAAAGACAACCTACACTCCACCAACAGGTGGTGCTCAAGACGATCCAAATAGACCATCTTGGGTTGATGAATATTGTGGAAATACACAGGGAGATGTAGATATATATTTTTATTATGATGCTACATCATTAGGGTTACCTGCAGTTCAAGCTGCATATGCCGCTGCATCAGAATGGGTAGAGATAGTTAGATCTGGTAATACTGATGCTGTTGAAGGTTCTTGTACAGGTGGAGAAGCAACTGGTATAAATGAATATCACACAACAGTATTTGGTGAGAGATGGCTTGATTGGGCTACTTCAGCAATGACTGGAGTTTTTCAAAATTCTGGTAGTTGTGGTGGTGCTGGTACAACAATGGCTAATGGAAGCGCATGCACAACTGGAACAGCTGTAGATGTAGATCCAAATCCAGCAAGAAATTTTGGATCAAATGCTTGTGGAAGTGCATCTGATTCAGCTTTTCCTGTAACTGTAAATGCTAATAATAAATTTTGGCAGATATTAACCTGGGCACAAGGAAATAATGTTGAGATGTACAACGGTGGTATTGCAGGAGCAACTGTAGCTAATAGTTCTACAACTAATAACTCAGGTGCAGCATTTTCTTCTACAGTTACAATAGGACCTCCACCTCCTGCTACAAATAAAAATTTATTAGTTATATGCTTTGCTGATGAATCAACATCACAAGTGTTGCAACAACCATATCATGATAATGGTCCAGCTATTAATTGGAATACTGCAACAGACGGAACTGGAACAGTAACTCCATGTTGGGCAGCTGATCATACAGAATTTATTTCCCAAAGAAATACTTGGATGGCTGCACAAACAGGAAGACAATCAGACTTTTTCTTATACCCTTCCAAGCCTATAGCAGGTAGTACTGATTCTGTACGACCTTTTGTACTTCACAGTTTAGGTGGAATATCTAGTGGTGATAAAACTCCACAAGATGGAACTTTTAATACAATACCTTATTGTTCTGTAGGATCACTGAGTCCTATTGGTACATCAAATCCTTACTTTGCTCAAGGTTATGGAGCTCTTGATCAACATGGTTGGGGAGTTGAGCCTGCTACAGAATATTTTACTGCTAGCACATTCCAACAAGACTTAGATGAATTTACTGAGTTATCAACTTGTAATGATTCAGAATGTTTTTTATTTGTTATTAAAAATCAAAACGGTGATCCAGTAGAAAACCATCCAATAGTCATAAGGGGAGGTATAGTAGGTTATACAGATGAAAATGGATTGTTTAGATGGTGTGTAGAAAATGCATCAGATCCTGCAAATAGACATCATGTATTAGATTTGTGTACATGTCTTACAACAACTGGTGGATGTAGATCACAAAAAGTTTCAATGACAGTTACAGACAATTGTCTTACATCATGTCCTGCAACACCTTTTCAAGCTTGTGATCCTGAAAAAGAACCACAATCTTCTGGTAATGAAAAAGAAGGTTGTACAGATCCAGCTGCAGATAATTTTGATCCTGGTGCAAGTATAGATGATGGTACATGTACTTACTGTGCACAATTTAATATAACAGAGGTAAGTAGAACAAATGCAACAGACATTGGTGGCGTATGTCAAAATGATGGTGCTATTAATGTAACAGTTAATGGTGGTATTGCTCCTTATACTTATTCTTGGACAGGACCAAGTGGTTTTACAGCTAATACACAAAATATATCAAGCTTGTGTGGTGGGGTATATACTTTAATGGTATCTGACAGTTCTACAAATCCTTGTTTAGAAACTATGGTCTTTTATTTAGATCAAGATACTCAAATAATATTTGGTTGTACAGATGCCACGGCATGCAACTATGATGCAGCTGCTAATACAGATGATGGAAGTTGTTTATATTCAGGATGTACAAGTGATTCAGCAGTAAATTATGATCCAACAGCTACTGCTGATTGTAATTGTGAACCACCAACTTCTGCAGCATACCAAAATGTTGTAGGTTGGGATAGTTGTTGTACAGCTTGTGTAGACGGATGTATGGATCCAAATGCTAATAATTATGATGCTGCTGCTACATGTGATGATGGCAGTTGTACATACAACTGGAGTTGTGTAGAAACAACTGTACCAGGAGGTGCTCAACAAGATATAAACTGTCAAAACATGACTTATGTTGGAACGTTTAATAATACAGACTTTAACACATCACAATTAGACTTTTTAAATTATATTTCAGATCCAGCTAATAATTTAGACACTATACCAATTATATCATTAAGATTTTCAACAACATATTTAGCACCTGTTTCTAATTCATGTTTTGATACTGTTGCAAATAATGGTGCTCCATTAAATATTGTTTCAAGTATAAGAGTAGGTTGGGGTTGGAGTAATGCTGATACTGTACCACAAACAGAGTGTAACCCAAATGAATGTGGATGTATTTCACAGTCTCCACTATTACCAGATTGTTGGCCATCTTCATGGACACAGTTTTTACCTAATGGAAATTATGATTCACTTTATACTCATCAAGGATCATGGAGTAGTTTTACAGATTTATTAAATACAACAATAGCAGATGGTCAAACATGGATGGATCCAAGTGGAGCAACTATAACAACATTTACTGGATTGTTATATTCAGAAGTAATGGCAATATTTCAATATTCACAAGGAAGTTGTGCAAGTGAAAACGATGCTCCTGGAACTAATTTAATTTTCCCTCAGTGTTGTTGTATTTATGAGTGGACTCTTTATGGTTCTAGACCTGCATCATTATGTACATGTTCAGAAACTACAACTGTTGATTGTAATTGTACTGAGATGCTTGATGGAACAGGAATATATCCAACTGAAAATGATTGTTTAAATGCTGCAGAAAGTTGTTGTAATGTAAATCAAAGCAATGGTAATTTTCTATGTGTACCAGGCATGCTTATTAATAATTGTAGCAACAAAGTAGAAGGTAATCCAGGAGCTACAATACCTTGGGGAACTGGTGTTAATGTTCTTATTGCAAATGAGTTTACACAAACTTATCCAACACTGACAGATCCGTCTCTGTTTTACTGGAATATTTTAAATGCTCCTGGAGCATGTATGGACCCAACTACAAATATAAATACATATGTATTAGATTCAGCTGCATCTCCAGGTATTGTATTTATTAAAAATGGTGTAGTAGAATATGAATTACCAGGAACAACTAATGGTATGGCTAATAGTTGGAATACAATATTAGCTCATATGAGCAACGATCATGGTTATGATGGTGTGACTTATCCATCACTTACAGGAATGAATTTCCAACAAGTATTAGTTCAACTTACTACATCACAACCAGGTGTATGGTTATTAGACGCTAATATAAGAGCTTGTGGATGTATTCAGGATGGAACTTGTGATTGTATACAAGATAATAGTGGAACTTATATAGATTATCCTTCATGTATTACTAGTTGTTGTCAACTTTTTTCAGCTGGTTGTACAGACCCTACAAGTTTTTCTTATAGTTCAACTGTAGCTATTGACGATGGTAGCTGTATGGACTGCACTAATCCTATTTTAAGTCCAAACTTTTTTGCTGGAGATCCTATAAATCACACTATTACAACTACAAATCCTACATCAAGCGGTGCTGCAGATGGTACAATAACAGTTGATTTTGCTACTGGTTTTGGTTTTAACTGGTATATCAATCCTACCACTCAACAAGAAGGAGGAATCATGGTGCATGTTTATAATACTTTAACAGGCGCACTAGTAGGCTCTACACCTCAAATAGCTTCTCCAACTGCATCATACACATTTGATAATACAAATACAACAGGTATTCCAGATGGAGATTATACAATAATAATAGAACAAGTTATTTTAGTAAATGGTATTTTATATGTACAATGTACAAATACTAGTTATCAAAATGTAGGACTAGGTTCAGGTTCACAACTATGGGAATGTAATCCAGGAACCAGTTATGATGAATCATTAGTAACACCAGGTATAACATTAAATACTTACAATGCTAGTAATACAGCTACGTATTTTAATGTTGCAGGAATAAATGCTGGTAATACAAATGGGCAAGGATTTTATACAGGCTATGAGCTTGCACTAGATGATTATGTTACTTCTAGTTATAATATTATTCCTCTTGGAGCAGAATGGCCTTGGTGGTATCAACAAACTTCTACAGCTGGAGCAGTAGCACCTGGTGTACAATGTCAAAATAGTGCAACAAACGCATATAAAACATCTTTTACTAGAATTGATTTCCGTGATTTAAGAGATGGAGGATTTAATCTGTACAGTTATTATATCCTTCAAAATAACACATGGGCTGACATGGTTAGTTTTGTTAATGGAGCTATTAGTGCTTCTCATCCTGATAATGTAAGCTTTACTGTATTAAAAGCTGCTGTACAAGCATATAGTGCTAATTATGATTTAGTAGTTACTTTACAACCTGTTCTTTGTGAATCTACAGGATGTGGTTGTGTACAAAGTCCTACAGGTACACATGCAACTCAAGCAGCATGTGATACAACTTGCTGTACAATAGGATGTACTGATCCTGCTGCTGATAACTATGAGCCTAATGCTGCTACTGATGATGGAAGTTGTATATACTGTAGTAATTTTATGGGTGTTGTTACATTATATCAACCAACTATACCAGCAGGATCAACAAACTGGAGTGGATCTAATATAAATGTAAACAATGGACAAATACTGGCAACAGGAATAGGAGGATCTGGTACTTATAATATGGACGTTTACTGGGCAGGATATAATGGTAATGTAGCAGTTAATCCAACTGCACTATGGCCTGGTTTTTATAAGATTGTAGTTACTGATTTACTTTATGGTTGTACACATACATCTTATCAACAACTAGATCCTTTATTAGCTAAATGTCATGATGAAGGTACTCCTATTTGGTTACCAACTAGTCTGTCACAATTTGGAGATGTAACTGGTGTAAATAATTTCTTGAACATTAATACGTCAACTACAAGTTCAACTAATTATCAAATTTATGCAACTAGCTCAACATCATTTGAAGTTAGTAATCTTAACTTAAGTAATGCTTATACTATTACAATATTTGATAGTTCAGGAACACAATTGATAACTTGTACTAGTTGTGATACTCTAGCAGTACCAAACACAACAGCTGGAGAGTCATATTACATTCAGATAGAACAAGCAACTGATTGTGCACAGATAGGAGCAATTTTTGTAATGCCAACAATTTAAGCAAATTGATTGTTAAAATGATAAATAATTTGTATATTATTAATGTAGAATAAAGATATGATACCAACTAATTCAAATAATCCGCAGAACTGTGATCCTATTTCATCTAATTGTGTAATTTGGCAAGGTCCAGATTTAGACTGTGTAAACGTATGTCAAGGTGATACAATAAGTGATGTTGTAGCTGCATTATGTACACAACTTTCTCTTTTAGAAACATTAATTGGATCAGGAAATACTGAGTTTAATATTGCTAATATTAATCAGTCAGAATTAACAGGAAATACAGCAACTACTCTAGAAGAGTTAATTCAGTTAATGATTGATAATATAGTTATTAATCAAGGAGGACAAGGTACAGGTACAGGAACAGGTGACCACGGAAAACATATGGATTGTGCTGATGTAATGGCTTGTGCTGTTACAGGAATGCCTGCTTGTTTTGAAGAACATACTGGATTTAATAATGGACAATCTTTACAAAGATGGTTATCTGAAGTTGCACAAGAACTTTGTGATTTACAAACTTCTGGTTCAACAACACAAGCAATAACTACTACATTATCAGCTAAAGTAGCAAATTTAGAAACACAGCCAACTGGAGAAATGAATCCAATGATATACTCTAGTGGTGTTGTACCAAAAGGACAACTTACTCCTATTGCAACTGTTGTACAAGCATTAGATTCACAATTTGTAACTTTAAGAAACACAACAGGTACTCCAGCTAATTTAACAGTTGGTGTAAATAATCAGCCAGCAGATTTAGGACAACCTGTAAGCACAGCTGGTTTTTCATCACCTTTAAAAACATCTCCTGTTACAGCTGGGGATGCTTTATATAACATGTGGTTAGCTGTAGAAGATTTAAGGGCGGCAACAAAAGACATTCAAGATAACTGTTGTTCAACTGTACAAATGCAAAGAATGGGTGGCATTAGATCATTTTATGCAAACGGAGATAGTTGTACAACAGCATTAGCTGCAGCAGCAACATCAAGTAATTGTACAGATATTTGGAATACTACAGGTGTACAGTTTGATACAACTGTTAGAGCATATACTGATGCATATACTGCAACAAGTAATACAGAATTACTAAATAATAGATATTATGCATTATGTCCTGGTGGACCAATAGCAAGATACCAAAGAACTACACCTTATTGGACTGATGTAAAAAGCAGTTGTTCTGAATAAATAAAAAAATAAAAAAATGGCTTGTAATAATTGTAATAATAATACTCAAACAGAATGTAACAATCTAGCATGCGGATGTGCTGATACGTCACAAACTATGCCATGTGTATATAATGATTGTAGAGAAAAAGGTGCTGAACAATGTGAAGAAATAATGTGTGCTGCATGTGTTTCTTATTGTGCAGATACTTTTGAAGCTTCATTAGGTAATACAATATTACAGGTAGCTAATGGAGAAAGATTAGATAGAATTTTACAAAGAATGGTTTTATTTATGACTAATGCTCCTTGTGTAGATTCTGCACCACAATTAGTATCATTAGGAACAATTACAGCTACTACAATAATTGTTGAGTGGTCAGGAGTTCCTGCTAATGCAACGGTAGATGTTGAATATAAACTTCCACAATCTGGAGGTTGGACAACAGCTGCAAGTAATTTAAATACATCAACTACATCTCATGAAGTAACAGGATTAGTTGCAAATACAATATATCAATTCAGAGTTATCAATGGTAGTTGTTCATCAGTAATAGTTACTGGAAGCACTGTGATATAAATAAAAAAAACAAGAAAGTGAGGGTTTTATATTGGTTTTCCTAAACTTAATTGTCTGAGGCCTGGCGTTAACACCGGGCCTCTTTTTTTATATCTGTTAATATTTTTTTTATATATTTGCAACAGTTTAACTAAAAAAATTTATATGGACTCACTATTAGAAAAAATTAAAGCATCATTTAAGTGGAAAAAAACCTCTGATTATTGTGCAGAGAAATTAAACATCACAATAGATGACTATGATAAATTGAAAGATTACGTCAAGTCTAAAGAATTATTAGAGAACTCATCAACCTCATATGAGTATAATCTAGAAAAAGGTGAAGCAAAAATGGAAACTATAAGTTCTTCTGAACCTAAATCACCTGAAGAAATAATTGATATATTAAATATTGACACAACTCAGTGGAAACTTTCAAGTTATTGGAATAAACAAATGGGAGATCATTGGAGGGTATCTGCAATGGTTACAAGACTAAAAGATAATGAAGTAGATAATGTTGCTGAATTATTAAAAGGGTTTAAGCCAAAAAAATATAAAGAAGTAAAAAGAATTAAAACTCCAGGTAAAACAAAAACAGCTGGAGTTTTGTCATTACAAGACATACATTTTGGTAAAGAAGGAAATGAAACTATTGATAAATGTTTTGAAGAAACAATTATTGATTTAGTTGAAAGAGCCACAAGTGCTCATCATTTAGAAAAAATATTCTATGTAGTAGGGGGAGATCTAATCAACATGGACACATGGAATGGGACCACTACTAGTGGAACACCATTAGATAACTGTAAGACTGCTACAGAGGCTTATATGCAGGCATTTAATGCTATACAATGGAGTATTAACTATATCAAACAGTTTTGTGATGAATTACAAGTAGTTTATATCCCTGGTAATCATGATAGACTATCTTCATTTCATTTAGCTCATGCACTATCTAAATGTTTTGATAACCCAACTATACATTGGGATGTTGTATATCTTGAGAGAAAAGTTTATGTATATGAAGATAACTTCTTTGCTTTTGAACATGGTGATGTTAATACTAAAAATTCTTTATTATTATATTCTATGGAATATCCTAGAGAATGGGGTAAGACATTATATAGAACATTATATACAGGACATTATCACCATAAGAAGAAGATTGAGTATATAACTGAACATGAAAATACTGGATTTATGTTAAAGATATTACCTAGTTTATCCCGTACAGATTACTACCATTATCATAATAAATTTGTTGGATCTAGAAGATCTGGTGTGTTATCTATTCATAGTCCAACAAAAGGAGAAATATGTGAATTAACATATTCTCCTGAATAACTTTTATTTATCCCTATTTTTTTGTAAATTATATAGTAAGAGATATGATTAGTAATTTTAAGAAACCGGATTTAAATAAACCTAGATATAGGGAGAAGGTTTTAAGTTTATTAAATGTAGATACATTAGAAAAGTTCAAAGAAAAATATCCAATGTATTCTTCAGTAAGTAATGATAAATTAAAAAAAGTTATAAAATCATTCAACGGTAAAGTTTGGGAAGGTGTGATTGATAATAGAAACGGTATAGAATTACCAGAGTCATTAGGCTATCTATTTATTGGATCATGTCCTCCCAGCAAAAAAGTAAATATGAATTATGCATTATCAAAGCAATACGGTAAGGTAATACAGAATAAAAATTGGGACACAGATGGCTACATTGGAAAAATATTTTATACTAACTACTCTCCTAGATATAAGTTCAAAACAAGAGAGTTATGGCAATTTAATGCCATACGTCAGTTTAAAAGATCTGTAGCATCTGTATATCCAACAAAATGGAGAACGTATATTTCTGTACCTAATAAATTTAGAGTTGCTGATATGTATAAAAAAGATAAGTAATTATGACAACAATAGGTGAAGCAATATCTAGAATACGTGGTCAAATAAAAGCAAAATCTGAAGATGCTTTCATGACAGACAGATATATTTATAGTTTGATTAAAAAATATGCTCAGTTGTTTATGCGTAGACAAGATAATGCTAACAAACTAATGAAGTTTAATAGCGTTTGGCAAGAACTGAAGTATGTTGAGTTAATTGAAGTAGATAGAGTTGAGGCAAGTTGTGTAGGTTTATCAAGTGGATGTATAATCAAAAGAAGTAAACATAGATTACCAACATTCATGCAAGGTTATTGGGGACCTCTAATTAGAACAGTTAGTTCTATAGACGGAGGTATAGAAGTACAACCAACACAACCTGGAACTTATACATCTATGTCAAAGACAACAACATTTAAATATAATAATACAAAATACTACTGGTTCTTAGACGGCTACATCTATCTTCCAAATGTTAAATGGGATGCAGTTAAATTAGAAGGTGTATTTGAAGAAGACATTTCAAAATGGACATGTGATACAGATGATGATTGCGTACCTAGATACTTACAAAACTTGTATATACCTGAATTTTTATTTTCAGAAATAGAAGGTCAGATATTTAATACAGCAATTAACACTATTAAAATTCCAACGGAGGATGGAGATAACAAATTAAATGCAAATAGATAATGAGCGTATCACATAAATATAGAACATTTGATGAACTTTTAGAATCAGTTAGAGTTGACTTTTCAACTTATGATCTTGAAGGTATGATTGAACCTCAACAATTAATTAAAGTAGCAATTAGAGTTAATTATGATTTAGGTTTAAAAATTAATAGAACAAATAGTGCAATAATAGATATTGAAAACAGCAAAGGTCAATTACCATCAGATTTTAAAACATTAAATTTTGCTGCAATATGTGGTAAGTATAGAGTAAATACAACCATGCCTTCAGGAACTACTACAGAAACACAAGATCTTACTTGGACACCTGAACCTGGATATACTGCTCCTTGTACAGATGGGAAAACATGTAAAGATGTATGTATTGTACAACCTTGCCCAGAAGATAAATCAAAAGATTATATGATAGTTCAAAGAGTTGGGCCATCTACATATAGAGAATTTAGCACATTTATACCATTAAGAATTACAAGTTTATCATCTGCATATTGTACTACAGAGTGTCCTAACTTAGGAGTAACTGCAGTTGATTACGCAGAACTTAAAGACGGTTTTATTTTAACAAATTTTAAATCAGGAAAAATATTCTTAAACTATCAAGCAACATTAGAAGATGAAGGAGGAAATCTTTTAACTCTAGATCATCCTTATTGTAATGAATATTATGAGTATGCATTAAAATCTAGAATATTAGAAAATATGATTTTTGCAGGTGAGAATGTTTCTAATCAATCATCAATGATTGAACAAAGATTAAGAGCTGCTAGAAATAATGCTTTAAGTTTTGTTAATACACCGGATTTTGAAGAGTATAGAAAAATATGGGAAGTTAATAGAAAAGCACAGTACAATAAGTATTATGATATGTTTTCAAGTTTTGCTACAAATAGAAGAAGTTAAAAATGGCCAAGAAGCAACAAAAAGGTAAACAGCAACCGAAATCCAATGATCTAATAAATACTAATGTATTTGTTAAAGGGATGGTTAAAGATACTGACTCATCTTATTTTGATAAGCAGAGTTGGTATCATGCTAGAAATCTTATAAATAATTCTGTAGACGGTGATCTTGGTGTAGTGGGTAATGAACCTGCTAATTTAAGATGTGCTGAAATTCCATATACAATTATTGGAGGAATTCATTTATATGGTGATACCTGGGTTATATATTCTACAAATGATACGCTTAGTGAAATAGGATTATTTGATGACAGCAAATGTGAATATACAACATTAGTCAATGATCAATGCCTTAACTTTAATCAAGACAATCTTATTATAGGAGCAGCAAAAGAAAATTTTGATTGTACATGGCAAGTATATTGGGATGATGGTTTAAATCCTTCACGTACATTAAATATAGATAATATTCCTTATGAAAAGATTATTGATCCTAATACTCCAGCAGGTTCAACTTGTATAGAATATATAAACGCTACACCGTTAAGACTAGATTGTGAACAAATTAGATTAGCTCCACTAGTAGATAATCCTTGTATAGTATTAGAAAAAGCTGATCAAGGTGGTTTCCTTGAAAATGGAAGTTATCAAGTTTATGTTGCATATGTAATACATGATAAACCGGTAACAGATTATATAGGTATATCAAATATACAATCAATATGGTCTCATGAAGATACGCAAGGTTCACTATTAATTAAACTTTCTAATCTAGATAAAGACTTTGAGTTTATTAGTGTTGTGATACGTTCAAGAGTAAAAGGACAACCAGTAAACACAGAGCTTGGAATTTATAGTACCCAAACAGAAACTATAAATGTAGATTCAATAAATGCTGAATTACCAAAAATATTATCAAGCGTACTACAAAGAAGAAACCCAGCATATGAAAAGTCTGACGGTATGTATGTTGTTAATGATTATTTAATAAGAGCACAACCTACAGAACAATTTGATTTTAATTATCAACCGTTAGCAAATCAAATAAGTACATATTGGACCTCTACTCAATACCCATCTAATTACTATAAGAATGGTGGTAACAAGCCTACATTACTTAGAGATGAACAATATGCCTTCTTTATAAGATTTATTTATAATACTGGAGAAAGATCTAAGTCATACCATATACCAGGAAGAGCTCCTCAACCAGGTGAAACAGCTCTTATAGGTGGAAATAATTCTATTGACCCTAATGATACAGTATTTAAAGGAAGTAACACAGCTTCTTCAACACCAGGTGATCCTTTTATTAACCCTATGCTTGGAACAAATTCTGATGATGGTGGTGTTATTATTGATGGTGGACCAATGGGTTATTGGGAATCTACAGAGGTGTACAATCCTACAGATTCAGTAAGATGGGCAAACTTATGTGGTCTTCCAATTAGACATCATAAAATTCCTGATGAAACAGTAGGAGGATTGGGAACACCTGTATCAACTAACTTAGGTAACTTTATTAATGTAATAGGAGTTGCATTTGATAATATTGCTGCTCCTGTATATAATGATGGTACGGTTATACCTAACATAGTAGGTTATGAAATATTAGTAGGAAGTAGAGCAGGAAACAGATCTATTCTAGCTAAAGGTATTATGAAAAATATGTTTAGGTTTCAAAGAAATCAAAATGATACAGCTGCTGGTACAGGTCTTTTACCAAATTATCCTTTTAATGATTTAAGAGGTGATCCTTATTTAATAAACAGAGATACAGGAAGTAATGAACTACCATGGTATGCACAAATAAATGGTGCATTTAATGGTGCACAAATTGAAAGTAACTGGCATAGAGGTAATAGAAGTCAGGCAGATGGAAGCGGTTTTCAACCAACTCAAGTAGATCTTAGAACATATACTTTTCATTCTCCAGAGTTAAATTTTTCTAAATTATATCTTAATCCTAGTGAAATAAGAGCTTATAAAACACTACAGGCAGAGGTAAATGGTAGATTTAAAAAGTCAGAAGATCATCCACAACATAAACTATTAAAGAATAGATCAGCAACAGTTGCAGCATTAATTGGTGTAGGTTATGCTTTAGCAGAAATGCGTGGTAAAAGAGATTATAAGATAGATACAATGCAGTCTCATTCTATTGGTGAATTTGGAGCATATGGTCTAGGTTCTGGTACACACATGTCACCAATGGCTGGTGTTGGTACAGGACTTGCTGCTGCAAATGCAGGTGCAGGATCTGGAAGTATCTGGGGGGGTGTAGCTGCAGACTTAGCATTTAACACAGCTGTGGATTTAGCAGCAGTCTTTGGTGGTGGTAAAATAGTAAGACAAGTTGGTACTCCAATTTATCAACAAGCTGAAACAGTTGGTGCTATGTTAGCAGCTGGACACATTGGTCCAAAAAGATCTATTCAATATAATGGAACAGATTTTACTTCTGTACCTTCATTAATGTCAGTTGCAATTGGTCTTGTTTCTTTCTTAAACTACGTTGCTGTTGGTGGTGATAAAATAATTGACTTAATATTAAATCTTATAGGTTTTCAAGATTATGCAGTTAAGTATATATCACATGGTTATTATAATCAAGAAAATCAATTTGGAGGCCCACAATGGAGAATTGGAGTAGATAAAGCAAGATATATTAAAAGTGCTTTACAATCATTTGATGGTGTTGATCAAGTACAAAATAACTTAAGACCATCCACAGTAGTTGTTAGAACAACACAAAGTTGGATGACCTCTTGGCCAATTAACAATGGGATGACAGATAATACAAAATTTACCATTGGGGCTGGACCATGTGCTGGTGATGGTGGTCATAGTATGAACTGGTATGATCCAGGTGAAGAAGTTAGATCTACAGCGTTTGCAAATTATGTTGCATTAAAAACACCTATGGATAATCAATACGGACAATTAGAAGGTATTATCCAGCTCAATACTCAAGGATGTTATAATTTTAAAGATCAACAAGATGTAGATGAACTTGGTAACTTAATACCTATTACTCCAGCTTTAAGATTCTCAACAGATACTGTATATGCAGGTGACTGTTATATTGGCAGATATACTGAAAAAACAATTATGCCATTCTTTTATACATTCTTAAAAGCAGGTAAAGATGGTATTGCGTTTGACTATTCAAAGTATGCAAATGTACCATTTCCAAGATTTTGGATGAATACTGAAAAGTATAGGATGGATGAGTTTGTAAGACCTATTACTTCTTTAAGCTTTGACTGGAGCACTGGTGAAGCCCTTCCTTCTGGATATTATAATCTAGATGCTCCTGAAAATGGAGGATATTGTGGAGGTGTAAGTGAAGGAGCCGTCTTTGGTGAAGGTGGTTTAGCAGGTACTACAAATCAAGCTGGAGAAACGACTGGTAGTGGTTCAGGTACTACATCAGCCACCGCAGGTGCTTCATCAAGTTTTGGAGGTGCTCTATGGACAGATTTAAGTGCTGACTGGAATGTTGCTAATAATGATGCAGCATTTAACAATAGATTCCAAGTAATACAAATTGGTTATTCTGGTTGGGCCACACCTAATCTTGGAGGAGGAGATGATATTCCTTATACAGTTAAAATGAATAGTGGTAGTCCAGCATGGGAAATTATAGGCGCTGGTCAAAATGAAATAACAATTACTCCAGCTGCAGGTCTTCTTAATCCAACTGGAGGAGGACCTGCTTTAGTAGAAGCTATTCAAACTACTCCTAATTTTAATATAAAGTTAGATGATCACGGTTGGGATACTCCACTAGCGTCACCAGGAGGAAATAGACCACCTATTAATCCTTATTTTAGTTGTAACGCAGCGTTATACCGTGAGTTTAGAGATTTTGTAAGAGAAGATAGAGATGATGATATACCTATACCACCAATATTTAACAGTATAGGAGATTTAAGATGTAGAGTTATATTTGATTGGTCTACAGGAACTATGGTAGGTTTGACAAATCTTTCAGTAGGGTACTATGCTTCTGATAGTACTCAAATAACTACTAACGGTACTGGTGAGGTAAGTGATCTTATATTAAACGCAGGTAGTTTCTTTTTTGGAAATGATTCAGTAACAGTTAGTATTGCAAATAGTGGATGGCCTACTGCAGGTTGTATTCAGCAAGGAACTTTGAATGGTAATCAATTTCAAGCAAATGGAGGTAATATAACATCACAATTAAAAAGTGCAGTTTTTGCAGGTGGTCCTGGAGATGTAGACGCTATTATTGAAGACTTAGAGTCATCTGCAGACGCTTCAATGTTTGTAAATGGAAATACTGGTGTAAATGGAGGACAGGCAACAGGTGGTTTATTTGTTGTTAAAACTGGATACATGTATACACATAATTGTGGTATAAATGATTTCTATGTTGAATCATCAATAAACCTTGCTTATAGAGATTGGGAAGAGGTTGACCGTAAAAGACATTATGATCATGATGAATATACTGACTTAGTTGAATTATTTCATGCAAAAATAATAAACTTTGATAACTATTATTTTGCTGATAGATCAACTGCGGTAGATAAATTCTGGGGATCAAGTTGGGGACAAATACAAGAAAGATGGTATGATCCTTATGTTTCAGAAACATGTTTTATAAAATATCCTAAAAGATTATTATATTCTGCACCAGCAACTGGGTGGATTGATAAAGCATCTATGGGAAATAAAAATGATGCAAAACAAGATTTTTGGAGAGTTTATTTATCAGAGAACTTTAGAGATTTTAAAGATAAAGTAACTACAATAAAACCTGTAAATCAAACAGGTGCTTTAATAATGTTTCCTACATTATCACCTAAATTATTTCAAGGTCAAGATAGATTAAAATTAAGTAACACAAAAATAACAATTGGTGATGGAGGATTATTTAGCCAAGCTTTTCAAAATATTACAAACTCTGATTTATCACATGAGTATGGATCTTGTGAAAGTGCAAGAAGTGTATTAAATACTCCATCTGGCATATACTTTGTATCACAGGCTCAAGGAAAAATATTTCAGTATGCTCCAGGATCAGCATTAACAGCAATTTCTGATCAAGGAATGAAATGGTGGTTTAATAAATTCTTACCATCTAAGCTTTTGGAATTCTTCCCACTTATAGAAGATTGTCCTCAAGCTGTTGATAACCCTGTTAATGGAGCAGGAGTACAAACTGTATATGATCCAAATAATGATATAATTTATTTCTGTAAGAAAGATTATTTACCTATTGATCAAAATACAGATTTAAAAGAAATGTGTATAGAATACATACCTTGTGAAGGTTTTGTATACAATGCAACAATATGTGAAGGATTAGAACCAACTCCTATATGTCCAGATGGTTTTACATATAACGCAGTTACACAGATGTGTGAACAAACAGTTATTCAACCTGCTCTAGAAACAAGTGAAGAAGGGGGTGAAGTTGACATTGTTATTGCAGTTGACTCATCTAATTCTGTTAATGGTAACTCTAACGTTGCAAATATGCAAAACTTCATAGATGATTTTGTAAGTGGATTGTCTGCACAATTAGCTACAGGCCAAGTGCGTATTGGACTGGTTCATTTTGGAGGTGGTAGAGATACAGCAGGAGCTTTAGCTTTAGGGGGTAACCCTGCAGGCGCTGATACAATGTTTGAACCTGGTCAACAGGTTATGTTAACATCAGATTCTGCTATATTAAATAATTGGGTAAGTACCACATATAATACAGCATGTCTTAATGTAGACGTACCTGCAGGAACATCAATTATAGGGGGTATATGGTGTGGTTTAAATTTACTATATGGAACAAATTCAAGAAATGTACCTAAGAAATTAATAACAATATTAGAC